AATTTTATAGTTTTATAAAATGTATTGAAAATAAAAATATAAAATTTTATTTTTTAAAAAATTAAAAAAAATAAAATGTGTGTTTTTTTTATTATATATATATAGTATATTTTTTTATTTTTGGTGGTAACAGGTAACAAATCTCTGTAATCTTACAGCCTCAACAGAAAGCTCTGTTACCCCATCACTTCTAAAGTGGTAACAGGGGTATCAAAAAAGTGGTAACAAATAAAAAAATATATAATTTTTAAAAATATATTGACTTTAAAAAATGATAAAGATATAATGATAGCAGATTAAAGAGAAAGGAGAACTGATGAAAAAGATGAAAATGGAGGAAACGTTTGAAAACAGTGGTGAAAAGAAGCAATTATTAGTGAGATTGACAGCAGAAGAGAAGAAAGATTTTTATATAAAGTGTTTAAAAAATAATAAAACTATGCAAGAAGTATTGTCAGATTATATAAGTAGTTATATAAGAGATTAGAAAAACAGAAGAAAATGGAGGAATAGGCGATGTTAAATAATCAAAATAAAGAAAAGGTAGCTGCTTTAAAAAATTCCATAAGAGAAATGGGGTGGTAAAGTATGCGAATAGAAGAGATTTTAACGAAATTTCAAGATGTAAAAAAGATAGGACAGAGTTCATATCAATGTAGATGTCCTCGGTCATAAAGACCAAAAGGCGTCTCTTACGATAACAGAAGAGAACAATAAAATTTTAATGTACTGCCATGCTGGTTGTGACACTAGAAATATTTTAAGTGCTATTGGTTTAACAGAAAAAGACTTATTCAACAATGAAAAACAACAAAAACCAGAATTAGTAAAAGAATATATGTATAAAGATGAAGAAGGAAAAGTTTTATATAAGGTAATGAGATTCATTCCTAAAAACTTTATGCAAGCTAAGTATGATAACGGAAAATGGATATATAAGATGACTGGAGTTAGATATGTACCATATAATCTACCTAATGTAGTAAAGTCTGATGTGGTATATTTCGTTGAAGGAGAAAAAGACGCAGACAACTTAAATGCAATCGGAGTGGTAGCGACTACAACAGCTGGTGGAGCAGCTTCATTTAAGAGAAAAGCTGAAGAATATGCAAAGTTCTTTAAAGATAAGACAGTTTATATATTACCAGACAATGACAAGGCAGGGAATAAATATGCAGATGATATATTAACAGCATTAAGACCTTTAGCCAAAGAAGTAGAAATATTGCAATTAAATGAATTAATTCCAGATTTAAAAGAGAAGGAAGATATTTCAGATGTAATTCAAAGATATGGAAAAGACAAGGCTTTAGAAACAATAAAGAATTTAATTGTCAGAAAACATACTACGATTGTTACTCCAGAGAAAAAAGATGCTAAGAATGTAGAATATTTTGAGGGAATAGAAATATCTAAAGAGTCTGTATTAAGTATAAATTTGATGGAAAAATTGTATTCTTATGAATTACAAGATGGGCAAAAATTTATTAATTTTTACATGCAGATAAAGCAATTTTGCAATAGAAATAGGGTAACTGGTTTTGATAGAACTTATAAGATGTACAAAGAGTCAAAACAAGAGAAATATATATATTCAGCCAATTCTTTAATGTTCCCTAGCTTAACAGAAAAGACATATAATGCAGATAGATATGAATTAACTCCAGAAGGATTTATTTATGAAGTCATACCAAATGTTGGTAGAATGTTAGTAAGTTTTCAACCAATAGTACCTTTTAAGAAATATATAAATATTGAAGATGGTACTGAAAAGATAGAAATAGCATTTATGAATAATGACCAATGGAAGAAGCTTATAGTAGATAAATCTGCAATTTCAAGCAGTCAAGCAATCGTCAAACTATCTGATTTTGGAGTAAATGTTACTTCTGAAAATGCAAAACAGTTAGTAAAGTATTTGGCAGTAATAGAGAACTTAAATAGAGAAAACATTCCAGTGTTAAAATCTGTTTCAAGATTAGGTTGGTTTGGAGATGACCTTATTCCATATAATGATACATTTGAGTTTGATAATGCTAAAGATTTTCCGAACTTAAACGATAAATTTGGAGAAAATGGAAAATTAAAAGATTGGGTTGAATTTTTTAAGGAGAGAAGAAAGTTTAATCCTATTGCAAGAATTGTTATGGCGTCTTCAGTTGCTTCAATATTACTAAAGTTTGTAAAACAACCAGGATTTACATTACATATATGGGGACAAAGTGAATATGGAAAAACAGTTTCTTCAATGGTTGCTCAATCAATATTTGGCAATCCATCACAAAGTGATAATAAAGGCATCGGAATTAATTTTAATTTTACAAGTGCTGGTTTAGAATACAAATTGAATCTATTCAACAATATTCCTTTATTTGTAAACGAAATGCAACATCAAAAAGACGCAAAGGACTATGATAAAATCTTATTCTTAGTCAGCGAAGGAAAAGGAAAGAGTAGAGCAACTAAGCTTGGAGGAATTGCAAGAGAAAATTCATGGAATAACATAGTTTTAACCAATGGAGAAAAAGACATAATAAAGGACAATAGTAATGCAGGAGCTTATAACAGATGTATTTCGTGTGAAATAAAGAACTATGCGTATGAAAAATTAAATGAAGTTGCAGACTTTGTAAAAGAGAACTATGGAACGCCTATAAGAGAGATATTAAAACACTTGAAAGAATATGACATTAAGGCTATATACAAAGAAATGCTAAAAAAGTTAGATGATATAGACATAACAAATAAAAGAAAAATTTTAGTTGCACTTATATTATTGGGAGACAAAATTCTTACAGACATAATATTTAAGGACGGTTATTATTTACAACTTGATGACTTTGAAAAAGATAGTTTAAGAACTAATGAAATAGCAACAGAAGAAAGAGCTTATGAAGTCGTAAAGGATTGGTATATTTCAGAGAAGAGACATTTCTTAGACGTTGACGAAAATAAGGTAGAAAATGAGAACTTAAAATTTGAGATTTATGGAAAAGAAATGGGAAATGGTTATATATCAATTATTCCTAAAGCTTTAAGAGATATATTACAAGAGAATGGCTATGACTATAAAGAAGTTATAAGTGCATGGAATAGAAAGGGCTATATAAAGCACGAAAGAAATAAGAATACTGCAAACACAAGAATAAACGGAGTTCAAACTCGTTGTATCATACTAGATATAAGAAAAGATTTAGACACAGATTATAACGAAGATGAATTACCATTTTAGGAGGGATTTTATGAAATTTGAAGAAATAGCTGATATGGCTTACAAGAATAAAGAATTAGACGAATATGTGAACTTACCAATAAAATATGCTTATGTTAAATTAAAAGAGTTGTACGACAATTTTAAGAGCGGAGAGATAAGCAAAGAAAAGTGTATTCCATTAAAAAGAAAAATAGAAAGAGAATACGAAAATAACATTGCAGAATACGAAAAAGATATGCAAGTTTATAAAGAATATAATAACAACAGAAACATCAATGAAGATTTACTTATAAAAATGCAGAAGGCTACAAGTAAAGATGAAGCTTTTGAATTTAGTCTTAAAATCTTAGAGAATTGTTTGAACGACAGTTCTCTAAGTAGAAGAATTTTTGAGAAGTTTCAAAATTGACTTTTAAAATATGCTATGATAAAATTTATTTAGAGAAAGTGTGAATATATGAAACAATTTTTTACTTTTTTAAAAAATATATTTAAAGAGAGAAGAGAACGAAAGGAAAGAGAAAGCCAAGAGCTGATTAATAAAATAATAAGAAAAATAAAGGAAGAATTATGAATTTTTTTGATAGTCTATATACACTTGTAGAAATAGCAATAAATCATAATTTTGATAAAAGTCAATTAAGAAAATTAAGCACATTATTAAATAAAAAGTCTGTTGATGAAATAAAAGAAGCGTTTCCAGAATTGGCGAAATTTATTCCTTATTGTAACTGGTATGTTATTCAAAAGAGAAATATGTTAGCGATGTCTGCATATATGTATGATTTATATAGAGATACTGGTTTGCTTCCAGATATAGAACATACAGACATAAATCCAGATAAAGAGAGACTAGAACATTGGCAATATATAAGTCCATTGGTTTTTGAAATAAATCCAGCAACAGGTTTTGAGTTTGCTAAAAACATTTTTCCAGACTGTGAAATATGGGATTTATTCTTATCTGGAAGTGCAAGAATGGACTACTTTGAAGGAACAGATGTTACACCATTAGAACAGAGAATAAAATACGCAATAGTTGAATATATGATGAGGCGACCTCAATTTTATTCAACAGAGGACTTTGTAGACAATGAAGTCTTACATAAAAAATATAAAAAAAATTAGGAGGAAAAGATTATGGATTATGAAGTTATTTTTGAATGTAATTCAGTAAACAACAAAAAAATCAGAAGAGGAGAATTAAAATTTTTAGAGAAACACGAAGATGGTTTATATTTTATGTTTGGAGAAAGTCAAAGTAATATGAAAAAGAGATATTATAATACTTTAGAAGAACTAAGAGAAGATTATGCTAAGGTAGAAAAACTAAAAGAAGAAGAAGACAAAATGAGAGAAGAAGACAAAAAGTCTAAAGACAAGAAGCTACAAGATGTTATGCAAGAAAGCAAGAAAAAGTTCTAATATAGAACTTTTTTAAGTGCTTTTAAAATAATAGAAAATAAATAATAGAATTAAGAGGCGATAATTATGCCAAAGATGAATAAAAATTCAAAGCAAAAAGAATTTACTACAAAAAGTAATGGAAGTAAATCTATATCTTATGAAACAGATACTTCTTTAAGCGATTTGGTTATAGCCGAGTCGACAATGTTACCAGCGAAACAAGAAGTCGAAGTAACTCCACAGGATATTCAAGACGCAATAGTATATCCGAATGGGGCTACTTCTATTGACTTTATGATGCCAGAAGATGAGAGGGAAATATTAGAGAAAAACTTAAATCAATATGGAGACATGGAAAAGATGAAAAAGCTTTTAAATACAGCGAAGGCTAATAAAGTTATTAGTGAAGATTTAAAAACTTTGGAGCTAATTTCAAAAACTGGAGAATTGTCAAATAAAATATTTGATATGATGACTGACCCTAAAAATTTAGCAGTGCTTGAACAATATATTCAAAGAAAGTTTGAAGAGGGCGACATTGCTAAGGCATATAAAGAGATTGGAATGATGAATAAAGCTATGCTAGACGCAAGGGAAACAATGCTTCAGAAAGTAAAGTCTGGTAATAGTGGAAAGAAAGCAAAGATTGCATTGAAATTTACGAATGATAATGGAGAAGATTTTGTTTTAGGAGCTGATGTAGATGTATGATAATGAGATTGAAGAAGTTTCTAATGGTACATCTAAGCTTCTAATAGAAAACAGAAAAAATATGGGCGTTTGTGCTGATTGTGGTATCACTTTTGTTCAAGGTTTTAGAATAAACCCTAAAACTGGCGAAAAGATATTTAATAAGTATAAATATTGTCCGAAATGTAGAGCGAAGAATGTTAGAAACAAAGAAGAAAAGATAACGAATGTTACTATAAAATACGACCCATATCCATGGCAGGAAAAGTTTCATGCTTCTAAGGCTAGATTTAAAGTTGTGTCTGGAGCAGCAAGAACTGGAAAGGACTATTCGTTTGATAAAGAATTTGACATAAAATTTGTTGAAATGTTGAATGAAGATAGAGACTATTCTTTAGTACCTAGAGTTCATGGGTGGGTTGTTGGACCAACTTATAAATTATTATCACAGATTGAAAGAAACTTTTTGCATGATTTTCCAAGAGAATTAGTGTTGAATTATGATAAAGAAAATCATACCATAGATACTATAAATGGAGGATTGATAGAATTTCGTTCAGCTGATGACCCAGATAGTTTGGTTTCTGTTGGTTTGGATATTGTTTATATTACAGAGGCAGCTCGTATAAAGCAATTCGATGTGGTTATAGGAAACTTGACCGACCGTTTAGACTCTCCAGGAAGAGGTCCTAATGGTACAGGAGGTCTAGGTTTGATTAACAGTTCTCCTAGAGGAAGAACATTCTTTAATGAAATTTGTAAATGGGGAATTGACGGAGGAACAAAACAAAGACCAGGTTGGGAAACATGGTATATTTCGAGATGGGATAACCCTACTTTTGCAGATAGAAGATATAAGGTTTTTGATAAAAGAATTGGTAAATGGGTAGATAGAGGAGATGACCCATTCCTAGCGAATGAAAGAACTTACGAAGAAGATTTAATGCTTTCACGTTCAGATAGACAATATAGAGAAGATATTTTAGGTATTCCTTCAGATGAAGAAGGTTCGCAATTCCCAAATTTTAGACAGTATGCGGAAATTGAAAAACCTTGTTTACCTAAAGAAGAATTAAAAAAATATATTAGAGAGGTTAGTACCCCTAAAGAAAATTTTACGTATAGTATAGGATATGACCCAGCAAAAGAATTTGATGGTGCGTGGATAATTGTATATTGTGAACAAACAGGAGAGGTTGTAGAGCTTGTAAAATTACAGAATGTTCCTTATACGGTACAAATAAATATTCATATAAAAGGTTTAGTACAAAAGTGGAATAATGCGATTGTTAGATATGGTAAAACAGGTTTAGGCGAAGCTTTGGAAGATATTTTTAAGCTTGCAGGAATAGCTTATATAGCTTATCCAGAGCAAGGACAAAATAAAGGAAGATTGGTAGAAAATCTGTCAGCTCTTGTAAAAGACGGAAAGTTTAAGATACATAATATCAATGATATTGCTGAAGCAGCAATAAGGCAATTTGAAGACTATGGCTATGCTATTAGTGAAAAAGGAAAGACAATAACTTATGGAAATATGACTTCTGGAGGACATGATGACGCTGTATCTGCTTCATACTTTGCAGTAGCAGATGTAACAGTAAACAGTCTTGAAGAAGCAGCAAACTATTATGAGGAAGATAGTTTTCATCTTGTTAAGAACAAATACAATACGGTTAGCAATATAAAAGGAAGTTTTTATTAAAAAAATATTGACAAACGTATATATAAGATATATAATGTTATCGTAACATTTTCATAGTTTTATAATAAATGTTCATAGTTTTATTACGTTGAAAATTTTCATATTTTTCGATTATTAATACGCCTTATTTTATAAGATTTCAAAATGTAATTTTGAGAAATGGAATGTTGATTTTATAAATAATTCTCCTTAAAAAAACTAATACTACTAAGTTTGCGAAAACATTGCCTATATTTAAGTATGCTCTGACAGAAATATTTGCTAAATATTCTAAGGCTTCAGATGTAAGCAAATCTTTAATATTAAAAGAAATTTTATAAAGATTAATAATTTTAAATATGAAAATAAAAAAGAACGACAGCTTTTCCATTTGCGAGTCGTTCTTTTTTTATGTAAAATAATAATAGAATAAATATTTACATTTTGAAATTGATAATATATAATAATAATAGAGGTGGGAATTTTGGCAAATGAAGTAAATAAATTTTTTGGCAAGTTTGCCAAAAGTAAAAAGCCTAATACAAAAACAGAAGTAAATGTTATTGAAGTTAAAGAAGGAAATAAAATTTCTTATGCTGGATATAATATTGGAGATACTGAAACACAAGAATATCAAGCAAGTTCTTTATTAACAGAATTGAGAAGTAAGTCTGATGTTGGTGAGCAGATTGAAGTAATCACAGCAAAAGACCCAGATGTTTCTCAATCGGTATGGGCTTTTCAAAGATTATGCAGTCAAGGTGTAAATATAGAAATAAGAGATATGAATGGAACTAGAATGCCAGAAGCAGAAACATTGTTTAATTATCAATGTAGGTTTTGGAATAGATTAAGCAATGATGGACTTGATGGAATAATGGATTCATTACATAAAGCTGGACTTTTATATAACATCATGATGGTTGAAGTAGTTGTAAGTAGTGTAAATGAAAATACTTTTAGTGGAATATACTTAATAGACCCTAGAACTATTGACTGGAAATTAGAAAAAAGAGATGGAATTGAAGAATGGATTCCTTATCAAAACCAAAACGGAACTAAAGTAGATTTGACTACTGGAAATGTATTTTGGGTTGTTGTAAATCCTAATATAACAGTTCCTAATGGACCTTACTTATTAGAGTCAGCAGTTCCAGCTGTTGATTATAAATTGCAAACTATAAAAGATAGTTCGGCGGTATTAAGAAGACAAGGTTATCCATACAATATTTATTCAATAAATAAAGAAAGAGTAATAAATTCTTTACCAGTAAACCAAAGAAATGACAGAAAAGCTGTTAGGGCTGCTATCAAAGATGCTGTTGACCTAGCTTCACAAGTAGCGGTAAACAGAGAACCAACACAAGATATTGTTGTAACAGATGATATTTCAGTTGAACGTAGTTCAAATTCTTCAGCATCAAGTTCTATTGATACTAGAGCATGGTTTAATACTATTGATGTTCAAATGCTAAACGGTTGTAAGACCTTAGGATTTTTAATGAATAGAAATAGTGGAACTACTGAAAGTTGGGGAACTGTTCAAATGAAAATTATAACAGATATGGTTAAGAGTTTTCAGAATAAAAGTAAAAGATTGATAGAAGATATTGGAGCTATATGGTTGCAATTAAATGGCTATCAAGGTACTTTTAAATTAACACATAACCCATTAGAATATCAAAGTGAACAACAAAAATGGACTGCTCAAAATCAAAAAGATGCTCACTATAAAACAGCAGAGGACCAAGGTTGGATTAACGTGGACGAAGCTGCACAAGGAGCTATTGGAAATGATAAAGCAACAGGACAGAAAAATAATCAACAGCAGTTAAATAACAATCAAGAATAATATTTTTTTTAGAATTTAAAATAATAGAAAAAAGATAATAGAAAGGAGAAAAATATGCCTTATATTGTTAAATCAAGTTTAGATATAAGTGGAAAGATTGTCCCTTGGAATGAGGTTGAGTCAAACAAACTTATAGAAGAAAAAGAAAAATTTCTAAAGGAAAATAAAAAAGAAAACAAGAAAGAAGATAAGACTACACAAGAAGTTACACAAGAAACTACACAAGAAAAAGAAATTGAAAAAGAAGAAATAAAAACTTCAAAAGCTGATAAAAAGAAAAAATAGGAAAGATGGTGTAAGAACATGAATAATTTTATACCCACAGACGAACAATGGGAAAAAATGAAGAAGTTTATAAAATCGGACAAATATAAAAAGGAAGACTTTTTTGTATTTGAGACACTAGCAGTTGGAGACAAAATTGTTCCTAATAGATATATGAAATTGACACCAGAATTACTATGCACAATGAGAGACGATGCACAATCAGGTGTTTCTCTAATGTTAAATCATAACTGGTCACAAACAGGAGTTCAATCAATTCCAATAGGTAAAGTTTTTGACGCTAGAATTGGAGGACCTTCGCAAGATGGAGAAACAACTACTTTATATACTACTCAATATATTTTGAGAGATGATAGTAAAGTAGATGGATATAGCAAAAATGACATTATCAAATTGATTGAAAGTGGTATTCTTGCTGATACGAGTGTAGGTTGGGGAACAACTAGAGAAGCTTATGTATGCAATATTTGTGGTCATAGTATTTATGATTATAGAAAATGTGAACATATTCCAGGTCGTAAATATATTGTAAACGAAGATACAAATGAAGTAAAAGAATGTATTGTAGAAGCCCATTCTCCAAAGGAGAAACATGCAGGAAACAATGTATTAATGGAAAATAGTATAGTTTTTGATGGTGCTTATCCAAATGCTGTAATACAGTCAGCAGTAGGAGAAGAGATAAATACGCCAACTGGCAAATACGTAAAATTAGAAGGCAAACAAGAATTAAATGAAAAAGATTTAATCTTGGGATATTCTGTGGCAGGAGGCAATATAAATCTTCTTTATAAGCCAACATTAGAGAAAGGAGGAGCTAATATCATGGAAGTTGATAAAAATGGAGTTACAATCCAAGAAAACAATGTAACTGAAGCTAATACTTCTATCGAAGATGGTGGAAATAATGCAGAAGCAACACCAGTAACAGAGCCAACAACAGAGCCAACAGAGCCAGTTGCAACAACAGAACCAGCAGGGGAAGGAGTTACAACACAAGCTACTGAAGGTGAGCCAAAAACGGAAAACTTATATACTGAAGCAGATATATTAAATAAATTTGATAATATTTGCAATTCAATAGATGAGTTAGTAAAGATGGCTAAAGAAGGATTTGCTAATAGAAATGCTGTTATTGAAAAAGCATTAACTAGCGGAGTTCATTCAATGGGAAATGCTTTCAACAAAGAAGTTTTTACTAAAACATTTGCTAATATGGAAACAGACGACATTCAAGAAATGGGAAAAACTTGGGAAGCACAAGCTGAAAAAGAATTTTCAAAAGTAAAAGTTTCTAAACAAGAACTTTCTAAAAAAGAAAATAACGAAATAAAAAGAATGGATTTAGGACTATTCAAAACTGATAATTATTAAAAGGAGGATATAAAAATGTCAAAAATAGTTGATTTTAATGGAATTGGATATGTAGCTGCTACATTCCCAGTAGATGATACTACAATAGCTTATTTAAAAGCTAATCATCTAAATGCACAAACAGGAAACGTTGATATTAACGGTAAGAACTTAGCAGTAAAAATGGGAGCTGACGGAAAAGTTGGTTTTGGAGCTGCTTCAACACAAACAGCAGCAGACGCCTTATTAGGAATAATCGTTGCTTATGAGCAAGATGGATTTGCAAGTGTTCAAATCGCAGGTGGAGTTGATGAAGTTCCAGCAGCAGAAGCTTTAACAACAGGAAGAAAAGAATTAGTTGTAGACGAAACAGGAAAAGTAAAAGTTTTAGCAAGTACTTCTTCAGCAGCTGGCGGAAGAGGAACAACAGTAGCAAAAGCTGATACAGCTAATAAACTTGTTTCAATATTATTATAATTAGGAGGAAATAAAGATGAATAAATTTTTAGCCTTAAAAGATGACGAAAAAATTAATGTTCAAGCAGCAGATGTAGAAGCAGCTGCAACAGAAGGAGTTTCTCTTTCAACTTATCTTAATAACAAATATTCAGATATAGTTGCTAAGTTTAACGGAGAACTAGATGCTTTTGATATAGCTTTATTATCAAAAGGAATAATAACAAAGGATAATCTTCAATTTGGAATACAAAGTTCAAATGTGATGAAATTCTTTACAACAGATGAGAATAGAAGACTATTCCCAGAGTTCGTAATAAGACAATTAAGACAAATTTCTGGTATGCCATCTATAATCAATGATTTAGTTGCTAGTACAAGAATAATTACAGGAGATTCTGCAAAACAAGTAGTATTAGATTTATCTGGTACACCAGCAGGACAAAAGAATAAACAAGCTCTAAAGAAGAGAAGAATTGCAGAAGGAGCAAATATACCAGTTGCAACATTAAAACTTGGAGAAGTATCTATTAAGATTTATAAATATGGAATTGGTGTAAAAGCTACTTATGAAGTATTAAGAAGAACAACAATAGACATGTTCAGAAAACAAATGGAATTAGTTTCATTACAAGCTGGATATGATGAAGTTGGAACTGTTATTGAAACAATACTTGAAGGAGACGGAAACACAAATCCAGCAGTTGTTTACAAAGCAACAGATTTAAACGCTGATGCAAAAGAAGGAAAATTAGATGAAATAACTCTAGTAAAATTCTTAGTAAAACAAGCTCCATTCAACTTTGACACATTGTTAGTAGACGAAGAGATTTATACTCAAATCTGCACAATATTAATGGATAAGAACTTAACAAATGCTATAAATCCAAAAGTATCATTCGAGTTCCCACAAGGATTATTGAATAATTTAAGAGTAATTTATAGTGAAGACTTAGGTTTAACATCTGATGGAAAACATCAAATAATTGGTCTTGCTAAAAACTATGCTATCGAGAAAACTCTTGAAGCTGGTTCTGTAATAAACGAAGTTGATAAGACAGTTGAAAATCAAACTCAATTAGCTGTTATGACAGAAAATGCAGGATTTAACAAAATAGACTCAAGAGCTTCAGCTGTATTAGAATTAGCTTAGTGAAAGAAAGGAGAAGTTATGATAAAAGAGACAAATCAAACAATTATTAAAGATTTGGGCATTAAAGTAAGAGCTATAATGGGCGTACCAGAAGTACTTTTACCAGATGAAGTTATAGCTTCTCCTATTTTTATAAACAAATCGGAGAAGTATGTTGAAAATTATTTAAAAGAATATAAAGATAGCAACTTTGATGATGATACATTGACTATTGCTCAAATTTATTATATTTGCTATCTACTTTGTCCTGGTATGTATTCAAGACTACCAAAACAGATGGAAAACACTTCAACAAAAACGATTTTACAAAGTATGGATTGGCTTGCATTAGCTTCTGATATGCTTGAAAAATGTAATGACATATTAGAAGACTTAATCGAAGAAATTGATGATACTGCAAATTTTGGAGCTTCTTTCGCAGTATTGACCGATGCTTCAGAATATCCTAATACGACTATTTAGGAGGTGCTTTTATGTATAGAGACCCTTATGCTAATTTATATCAAGAAATAGCAGGTTTTAAAATAAAAATATTTGCTCCTAAAAAGAAGTTCTTAGAAGGGTATTTAAGCTTAACACCTAGTACTAGGTCAACCTATGATATTGCGATGAGAGATGCGACAATAGATGGTTTAATAACAATGAAGGCTGACGACATTGATTTATTGAAACCTAGTCAAATCTTTTATAAAGAAGAATATCCAGATGAACTATTTATATTACAGTCTGTCAATACTTTTGAACACCAATACTATACGAGAAATATAAATGCTATTAAACAAAACAGTTTAGCAAATGTACAAAGATATATTTATAACGAAGAAACTGGAGAAAATGAATATACAACTATTTATGAAGATTTAATATCATTTATTACTATGCAAAATAAAGATGAAAAGAATTTTCAAGCTGGAACTGAAGATAATACTGTTTTAAGTATTCAAGTACCTAAAAGAGATATTGAAGGGAAAACCTATGATATTCAAACTGGCGACCGAATTATTGTAAGAGATACTCAAAATAATTTATCAAGGAAGATAAAAATTGAGAGTGTTGATGAATTTGGTGTTCCAGGAGTTATAAGAATATTTGGAACTTATGATACAAGAACAGGAGACTAATATGGGCTTAAAAATTGATACTGAAAAAGTAAGAGTAAAATTGATACAATTACTAAGAGTTGAAATAAATGAAGCGTTAGAACATTGGAAAACTGATGTTATTGCTAAAATGGGAAATTACTATTTTAAAAACAAAGCAGTTGTAGATAAGAGGATTGAAGTGGAAGGCAATGTAGTAAAGGCTTTTTTAGAAGCAAATAACTATGTCTTAGCAGACTCTTATGGAACTGGTAGTTTAATGCAAACAGTAGAAAATCCAGGATTTGACGAATTTAAAAGTCAATATTGGCACAGCGAAAGAAAGAGTAATGCTATATATGGAAGGGCAAAAGGTTCTTATGAAAGTGTTTTTGGAGGAACTCATAAGTCTTCTGGAAGATATAGTGAAAAAAATCTTGAAGGAAAAAGGTTCGGTAAAATAAAAATACAACCTTCACCACCTTCTGGAGCTATAAAAATTTCAGAAGAAATGCTTATGAAACAATGGCTTCCAATAGCTTATTCAAATGTTAAAAAGAAAATAAAATTATCTGATTTTATAGTAAAAAGTTAGGAGGGAAAAATATGGCATTAAGAGCTAAAGAAACTTTAGATGCGTTTGTTAATGCAATAATAACAAATAAAGAAATAATGGATATATTAAAATTACCTACTATACTTGAAACAGATAGTGAAGCAACAAAAAGAAAAAAGAGAAAAATGGCTATTGATAAGGTTATAGTAAAATCTTCACAAGAGCCAGCTGATTTGGCAAAAGAAATGCCACCAGTAAAAATTGATGGGGTGGAATATAAGGGTTTCGGAAAAATAAGAATGGCTATATGCTTTGCACAGAGCATAAAAATGAGTAGTGAATTATTTGGAAACCCACAAATAGATATTGACATTTTTTATGATAATACAACCGAGATGGATAACACGTTTGTTCTTATAGATTTAATATCGAATTTATTCTCTGGGCAGAAATTAAAAATTGATGTTGGAGAAGAAAAACAAATAATTAGAGATATAAAAAATGAGGTAATCACATCACAAGTTTCAATCATAAACAATTATGAAAGAATAGGTATGAGGTTTAGCTTTTATGCTACTTTATATAAAAATTAAAAAGGAGGAAAAATTAGATGAGTGGAAATATCATGAAAGTCAAAGGTGGATTTGTTATTGATAGACCAGGAAATGTTTTATTTGTTCCAGTAAAAACTGACGGAAGTTTAGATTATGCTAATGCTATTAGAAATACAGCTGTTATTAATACTATAACAGTTACAAATTCTAAAACAAAAACAGAAATTCCAGATGGAAATAACTTTTATCCAGCAGGAGATAGAGTAACAGCTATAACAGGTACTGTTCAGATAGACTTCTCAACAGTAGACCCAGCTATTTGGGCTATGTGTAGTGGAACTGAATTATTAAGTACAAATACTGATACAATGATAAAACTATACGATTATCTAAAAATAGGAACTGGAAATAAAATTACTTTGGACGAAACTTATGCAGCTAATGGATTTATTCAAGTTATTGGTTCAGATGGAACTGTTTATGAAAAAGTTACAGAAACTCCAACGGCTGGAGAATTTAAAATTGCAGCAGGTGCTTCTGGTTCAGGTACTGAACTTACATTTGCAGCTGATGATTTAGGTAAAACAGTTGTTATAAGTATGGAAATATCTGCAAAGACAATTTCTTATTCACAAGGAAGAAAAGCAATGAAGTATCATAAAATAATAATTGATACAGAATACTCAACTTTAAATGATACAGAGAAATTGCCAGTAAACTTTGTAATTTCACAGGCATCTGTAAGTGGAGATATGGTTGACGCATTACAAAAAGACCCAAGTGCTACAAAATCATTAACATTTAATATGTATGCTCCATTACCAGGTGAGCAACCATATCAAATGAAGTTTTTAGATAGTTCTAAATAATCACAAATTATTTTAAGGCACACGATTTAAAGTGTGCCTATTTTAATATAAAGGAGAATGTAATATGAGCGAAGATAGAAAGGTTTCAATAGACACGATGACTGGAGCTGGTAAAACAATAGAATTAGTAGGAAGAGAATATGTTATATTACCAGTAAATATAGAAGATATGAAATATATAATTGGAGACGACAATCCAGATGAAAAATTAATAATATTAGACAAAAAGAAATTCGATGAAGGAAAAGAAGGACTAGAATGGCAATTATTTGGAATTAATTTGGTAGACCCTAAGAGAAGAAAAACATTTTTGTATATTATTAATAAATATGTATTTTACAAGGGTGTTCCGATGACGGAAGAATTATTGATAGAACATAATTGGTCATTCAAAGAGATTGGGAAATTCTTATTTGAATGGTGTCAAGAGTCGGACTAATTTTGGAGTCTAGTAAGGATAACGGCGATGACTCCGAAAATTCAGAAGGGACTAATTGGGGACTTGCTTTTTCTATATTAGTAAATAGAGGTTTTACCCATAGTGAAATATTGAAATTAAGTTATCCACAATTTAATGCTTATTTAAGAGAGATTAACAATCCTTTGAGTTTTCCTATTATGATACCATATTTAGGTGGCGGAGAAGAAAAAGAAGAAGAAAAATTTTCTAGCAGAGAAGAATTATTAAGCCTTGTGGCTGATATGAATAAAGAATTTGTTTAATTTTTGTGAGGTGATTTTATGGCAGATAAAAATGAAATATCGGAGTTAGATTTTAATGTTGAGAAAGCATTAAAGAGTTTAGACGATGTAAACGAAAAATTAAAAACACTTGAAACCGAAAGTTTAAAATATGCAACCAACATAGGCAAAAATATAAATGATGCTTTGCAAAGTGTAGGAAATATTGATACTAAAAAAATTCAAAGTTCAATGAACGAAGCTGTAAATGTATCAAAAACAACTTCGGACAAAATAATATTAGACACTGTAAGAGCAAACAATAAAATAAGAGTTCAAGAAAATGATACTTTACAATACAAAGAAAGGGTAGAAGCTAAAAAAGCAGCTTCAGCAGAAGCTGCAAACAATAGACAAATAAAATCTGCAAAAACTTTGTCAGATAAAATAACAGAATATGCAAAGACTTTCTTGATTTATCAAGGGTTTAATCAATTAAAGAATGTAGCCTCACAAGTAATTGAAGAAATGGTTGGAGTCGAAGAGCAGATGGTTTCCATTGATAGAGTAATGGAGAACGGCTTAACTAATGTTGATAGATATAGAAATAAGTTAATTCAATTAGCAGAGGATTATGGTAATACTTTTAGCAATGTCGCAGATATTACATTAAGACTAGCACAGGCTGGTTTTGATGAACAAGAGTCTCTTGCTTTAACAGAAAAGACATTATTGGCTTTAAATACAGCTGATTTAAACGCAACGCAAGCGACAAGTGATATGATTGCGGTTATGGCTCAATGGGGATTGATGACTGGAGACGCTACTAAAGAGGCAGAAGATTATGGAGCAATAATTGATAAGATTAATAAGGTTGCAGACCACTTCCCTACTACTTCAGAAGATATAATGGCAGCATTAAAGAAAACATCAAGTGCTTTCAACCTAGCAGGAGCAAGCATAGATGAAACAATCGCTACTATTGTTGCAGCTGAAAAGGCTTCACAAAGAGGTGGAAAGGAAATTGGTACAGCGTTAAGCAACATAATTCAACAATTAAAAGAGACTAAGAAAATAGGAATAGCTGAAGATTTAGGAATTAGCTTCTATACAGATGAAACTAAAACTGAATTTAAAGATATTATGACAATTTTCTCTGAATTGTCAGCAAAAATGCAACAGTTGAAAAACGATGGAAAAGAAAGTTCTACCGAAATGCAAGAATTATTGAACATCTTTACTGTATTTAGAAGAAATATAGGTGCTTCTTTACTAGGAGAAATGGCTGGAGAAGACAGTACTTATGCAAAAGTTTTAGAGACTTCAATAAATTCTTTGGGTTATTCTTTAGAAGAAAATACAAAATATATGAGTACAGCAAAAGCTGCACAGGCTCAATTAAATGCCGAATTAATGAAACTAAAAACTGAAGTTTGGGACGGTGGACTAGAGCAAGTATATAGAAATTTATTGTCAACAGGCAAAGATATGCTTTCATGGTTAGGTGATGTTATAAAAGATGTTGGCGTATTACCAGCTACAATCGGAGCTGTTACATTAGCTGTAACAGCGTTAAATACAAAAGTAGATGTAGCAAGTATAAAAACATTAATAACTAAAATAAAAGAAATTAATGTGGCAATCGTAGCTTCAAAAGACGGACTAAAAGCAACAGATGATGTTTTAGATGGAACTAGCAGTTCTTTCAAGCAGTATGTTGCAAATGTTGGTAAAGGAAAAGTTACTTTACAAGGATATACAGCTAGCTTAATTGCGTCGAAAGCAGCAACGGTAGCCCTAACTGTTGCAAGTATAGCTCTGAAAGCAGCTATAAGTTTGGCATTGACGGCAGCTGTTACGGCTTTAGCAAAAGCTATTGACGAAGCAGCTCATGCACAAGAAAAATTTATTGAACAACAAGAAGAGTTATATAGTAAAGCAAAAGAAAATTCAGATAAATATTCGGAAGAAAAACAAAACATAAAAGAGTTAAGAGAAGAGTATGAGAAATTAGCAGCTAAAGGAGACGCTAGAACGTCTGACGAAGATGCTAAAATATTAGAGATTCAAGAAAAAATAAATAGTATAATAAAAGATACTGGCAAACAAGTAGAGTTGGTAAAGACTCGAACAGATGAACATGGAAAATCTGTAACTGAAGTAAATAAAGAATATGAGTCACAATTAAGAACAATAAAAGCAATAGAAAGAGAAAAACAATTACAGAATGTAAATGCTTTAAAAGAAGCAGCAGAAGCTAAAGCAAATGAAAAAGTAGGAACTACATTAGATTATAATTGGTTTAAAAGAGGTACTATTTACAAAGCTTTAAGAGATGCTGTTGTTGATACAAGCTCTATTGCTAAAAATAATCACGGTTATTCAGAAATGGGAACTGGAGGAGACTATGAAGAGGATTTGTCTAAAGCTTTTAATGAACTTGATTTTGATAAACAATATCAAACATTGAAAAAGTGGAGAGAAGAACTTGTTAATGCACAAGGAGACTCAAAGAAATATGCAAACGCAATATCTGAAATAGATACAAAACTTTCAGATATGGAAAAACAAGCAGAGGAAGCCAATACAGCGATTGAGGCTTATAATGATGCACTAAAAGAATTATATTCAGAGTCGGAAAACTTGTCAGAATATAGTGATACCTTATCTGCAATAATGAAAAACTATGGAAAGAATGAAAAGATAAAAGGTTTAGTTTCGGATTTACAAAATTTGAATAAAAACTTTCAAGATGGTAAAGTTACTACACAAGAATATTTTGATGGCTTACAACAGAAAATCAATGAAATAGATTTTTCAAATTATAGAAAGCAACTAGACTCTGATGAAACAAAGGAAAAATTAGAAAAAAATAAAGATGAAATAATACAAAATTCAATGGAAATGGGACTTAGTGCTGAAGAGGCTGAAGCCGCTTACGAAAATCTTATAACAAAGGCAACAACTTTGACAGAGGAAGAGACAAATGAACTTCAAGGTTATCAATCAATTTTTGCAGAAACAACAAGATATATAGCAGAATCTTTAGAAGAGATACAAAATAGTTATGATGATGGAGAAATTACTTTTAAAGACTATAATCAAAGTCTTATAGATACTAATGATAGCCTTTTGCAATTATATGCGAAAGAAAATGATTTACATTACGTACAAAATGAAGGTTGGGCTAATGCAAATGATGAGATAGATTATTATGCAACTAACTTACAAGAGATACAAGACCAGGCTGAAAGCTTTATTGGAGTTTTAGACTCTATGGCAGAAAGTTATGATTATATAGCTGAAAATGCAGACGCTTTTGGCAATGCAGCATTTACAGCTTCCAATGTTGCAGATGAAGCATACCAAAACTTAGCAACTAATTTTACAGCAAGTTTAAATCAAATGAAAGATACTAACGAAGAAGCTTTTAATGCTATAACAGATAAGGTTATTGAAAATTCTGGAATTACAGCTAATGAATTACTAGACTCAAATGGTTATATAACAAACGCATTTAATACGAATAATAAAGCATTAAACGTGGCTTTAAATGAGGCAGCAAGACAATCACAACAAGCAGCTAAGAAATTGGCAACATCAACAGGTACTTTAATTAGTAATTTAGGAAAAGCGATTGCGGATTTTAAATACAATATAGATTTTGATGTTAGTGGAAGTATTGATCCAGGTGGCAACATATTAAATTTAGCAACAGGAAAATCTTTTAAACCTACTAGTAATTTAAGGTTAAGTGTTTCGGGAAGTCCAGGAGCTGGTAGTTCAGTAGCTGACTTAGCAAAAAGTTTACAAGATTGGGGCAGTGACTATAATAACTACATAACTTCAAGTAGTGATTATAAATCTTTAATTGATACAATAAAGCCTTATGTATCTAAAAATACTTCTGGGTATAGTGGAGGAAAAGAATATTCTTCTAGGACTCCAAGCTCTAGTAGCGGAAGTGGTAGCAATAAAAAATCATCTTCAAGTAAGACTTCAAATGATGAAGCAAAAGCTGAAGAAGAAGCTTACAAAAAGAGATTAGAAGCATTTAAAAACTATGTTTCTGATAAAGAAGCATTAGAACAAAGATGGGTAAGCAAACAAAAAGAGTTGGGTCAATTAGGAACAAAAGACTTTTTGTATATTACGCAAGAGAGAATCAAAAGGTATCAACAATATTTAGATGAGATAAAGAAAGCTACATGGATAAACGAAGAAGATAGGTTAGCTTTAGAAAAAACATATTCAGAAAAAATTGAAGATTTACAATTAGACTATATAGGTTATTTAAAAGATAAACTAGATGAAGAAATTGAAGCTATAAAAACTAAGAATCAAAAAAAGGAACAGCTGATAAAAGATAATGCTCAAAAGCAGATTGACGCACTAAAGAAAGTTGAAAATGAAAATACGAGAATACGTAAACAAGAAGAATACGAGCAAAAGAGAAAAGAACATTTAGACGATATTTCTTATTGGCAACAAAGAACTGGTAGAGAAGCACAAGAAAATCTAAAAACGGCTAAGAAAAACTTAGAGGAATTAGATAAAGAATGGAAACAACAAAAGGAAGATTGGAGTCTTGAAGACCAAATAACAGAGATAGAGAATAGAAGAGATGCTGAAATAGCTGCAATAGAAGCAGAGCAAGAAAAAGAAATTGCTGCTTTAAAAGCTATTTATGATGAGAAAGTAAAACTATTCTCTGAAACAGGACAGATAATATATGAGGACAGTATAATTCAATCTAAGGCTTTATATAAGCAATACAAAGATTTGTTTATAGACCCAATAGCTTCTGAATTAGACAAGATAAGACAAGCAAATACCGTAGCGACACCAAGTCCTACAAAGAGTACATCGTCTGAACCAGAAAAAAAATATGAAGATTATACTATTCGATATGGAGATACACTAACAAGCATTGCAAGAAAATTTGGTACAACTATTGAAAAAATAATGGAAGCCAATCCGTATATTACAAATAAAAACAGAATTTATTCTGGAAAAACATTGCAAATTCCAAAATTCCACGAAGGTGGTATAGTTGGAGGAAATAATAAAGAGGGATATGCACTATTAAAATCAAGAGAAGTTGTTTTAAAACCAGAATGGGCTGCAAGTTTGAATAGAATGATGAAATATTTTGACGGAGTTACTATGAAAGGTTTGCCAATAGCCTCAAACGAACCTAAAATAGAAGTAAAGGGTGATTTAGTAAAGGTAAATGCAAATATTCAAAATAGAAATGACGCAGACTATTTGACAAAGCAAATCGAAAAAATGTTAAAAGATAAATTTAATATTAAAAAGTAATTGAAAAAGTTATCTATAATTGGTATAATGATTATAGATAACGATTATTTTTTAAGGAGAAAATCTTTATGGATATTAATGACTTAGAAAATAAGGTACAGGAAATGAAAATGGACCAAAACAAAATTAAGGAAGACCATGAAAATTTGAAAGACTCGGTGAATATTATCCAAATAGGTATTGCTGAAATAAAGATAATGCTGAAAGAAAGACTAGAACAGGAAAATCTAAAAAATGATTTACTTTCTAAGGATATAAAAAATCATGAACAAAGAATAAAAAAAATAGAAGACAATACTCAATGGCTATGGAGAACTCTTGTAAGTTCTATATTAACGATTGTTGTTGGAACAATTGTTTTCGTTGTAAAAATGATGAATTAGAAATAGAGGAGTATATGGTTAGTAATATTCAAAATATTTTATTTGCTCTTTTACCAGAAGCAATTTACTTTACATTGTTTTTAATATATACAAAAGGTTATAAGACAAAGAAATTCTTATTATTCGCTCTTTTGTTTATAGGATATGTTGTGTTAAAACTGGCTTTTCCACTTAACATTCATTGTCAAGTTGGTTTCTTAATATACACACCAGTGATATTAAAATTATTATATAAAGATAAGTTCCATATTTCTGACGCATTTGTATTAGTTTATGCTTCATAGTTAATCATTTTAGAAACATTACTAATTTTACCAATACATATTTTCTTTAATAATTATTTATTGGCATTTATATTTAGCAAAGTTTTAATGTTTTTAGTATTATTTTTATTAAAGAACAAACTCAATAAAATTTACAGATGGATAATTCCACAATGGAATAGAAATTATGAAAAACCAAATAAGATAAAAGCGATTACAATAAGACAAGTTTGTGTAATATCTTTTAATGTTATGATATTTGTATTGTATCTTGGTATACAATATATAATAAATCAATTCTAATAGGCAGTTAGGAGGCACAAGATGTTTGACTCTTGGTTTATTTTTGGAAACGTTCAAGAAGGAGAATAACAAATGAACACGAAAACATTCTTAACTTATTATTTACCCAATATTATGTTTAACATTGCGGAAATAGGTGCTATTGTGGGAGTGGGGATTTTATTTAAAGTTCCCATTCCATATATAATATCAATTTTTGTTTGCTTTATACTTAATAGATTGATTTTTAGAAAGTCAATGCACTATAAAGATTGGTATTTATGTTTTATATGGTCAACGCTATTATTTATTAGCTTTTTCTTGCTATCAAAGATAGATATACATTTAGCGTCAATTTCTACTTGTTTATTTATATTCTTTACGAATAAGGTAGACATAAAAGACTTAAATAAATTGTTCTTCTGGGGAGGTAATGTACTTAACCAGGAAGTATTTGATTGGGTAAAATTTAACCAAAATAATGAAAAATTAATTGAATATGAAAATAATTTAAAGAAGACAGATAAAAGAAAATATTTTATATTTGTTTATAGATTTAGAGAATTTAAAAGCTACTCGGAAATATCAAAAATTATGGATATTGATATTCAGAGAATATCTGATGAAGTGAAAATAATATCTCATTTCATAGAGTATAGCATAAGATTAGAAGGAGAATAATCCTTCTTTTTTTTTATTTAAAAAAGTTATATATCCGTTATAGCAAGAATAATAAAGAAATAGTATATTATAATTAAAGAAAGGAGAGAAATTAATTGAATAACTGCCTATTGTTATTTTATTAATTTTTCTCGTTTTTTAATAGGCAACGCATTTAATTGTGTTGTCTTTTTTTAATAGGAGGAAAGATAACATGAATTACCCGTTTTATGGAAACAATCAAATGTACATGCAAGATTTGCAGAATATGCGAGATAGAATAGACTCGCAAATGCGACAGCTGCAACAACCAAATATGCAGCAAACCCCAGCAATAAATCAAACTTTTCAATTAAGCAATCCAGGAAATAGTGCAAATGACTTTGACGGCAAATATGTAACTAATATTGATGAAGTAAAGAGTACATTAGCTTTAAAGAATACGTTGTTTGTTAATAAAGAAATGAATACTTTATGGTTTAAAGATGTAAGTGGAAACATAAAAACATACACTTTAGCAGAAGTAATTGAATTAGACCCTAAGGATAAAGAAATTCTGGAGTTAAAAAAAGAAATAGAAAATATGAAAGGAATGATAGCAAATGCAAAACCCGATAATGTCACTGTTAATGAACCAACTACAAGGACGAAATCCTCAAAGTTATAATATGGTATCTCAAATGATGAGAAATGGAGTAAATCCAAAAAATATGTTAAAGCAAATGATGGGGAATGTAAATCCTACTCAAATGCAACAAGTTTTATCACAAGCTAAAAGCTTTGGCGTACCAGACAATATTTTATCTCAAATTCAAAACTTTAAATAAGGTAATAAGGTCAACGACATAAGTGTCGGAGACATATTATAAATTTATGTGAAGAAAGGAGGGAATATTATGGCTGAAATGACCCCAGCAGATGTTGCTGCTGTAACAAACAACAGAAATTATGATGACGGAATGTATGGAGGAGAATGGTTTTGGATAATCATAATCCTATTCGCATTTTGGGGAAATGGTTTTGGAAATAGAAACAATGGATTTGAAACAGATATTGACACACGTTTCTTAGAAAGAGATATATTCAATACAAACCAAAATGTTTCTAACACAGCTTGCCAAACACAAAGAGACGTATTAGATAGTAAATACGGATTGAATACTGCAGTATTAGAGAATAGATTTAACTGTTCTCAAAATGCTTGTGCAACTCAAAAAGAAATTTTACAAAATAGATACGACAACGCTCTTCAAACACAGACTCTTTCAAGTCAAATGGCTGAATGTTGCTTGACAAAGGTTAAGGCAACCATAAAAGAAATTTTATGCAGATTGAAAAGAAATCTGATATTCGGTGAACTGCTGGAAAACTAAGTTTATATTGACAAAACTGAAAAAATATCAACATAAATATGTCAATCAGCAACCAAGTGCAAGTTTAAAAGGCTTGCAAAGGCTCAACGACTAGAGATTGAAACTATTTTTATAGAATATAATATCTCCACGAGTGCCGAACCCTAAACGAGTAAAGTCGTAGGAGAAGATATAGTCTGAACTATATGGAAACATATAGATATATAGGATAAAAAGCCTATATGATAACAATAATTGGTAACCTAAGAGCTGAAGGATTGGCTAACACACAAAAAATAATTGATTTAATACAACAAGACAAGATAGACCAATTAAGAGACCAAGTTTATACAACAAACTTAGCACTTAATAACGCTAACCTTACTAACCAGATTGTAAATTCAATTATCCCAAGACCAGCTCCAGCTTATCCAAGTTGTTCACCATTCGTTCCATCTTATTATGGATTTAGTAACAATGGTTGTTGCAACTGCTAATTGAATAATTAAGCTTATTTAGATTAAATCTATTCTTCACATAATTTGTGATTTAGCTTTTAAAAAAGAGGTAGATTTATTCTACCTCTAATTTTGTAAGGAGGAAAAATGGAAGAAAATAAAAAAGAAAAAGCAAAAACTAAAAAAGAAGATGAAGTTATTACTCCTTTTTCATCTGAAGAAAATATATTAAACGAAAATAAAGAAGTAGAGGTTTCAAATATTCAAGACTTTCCAAAATCTCTCGAAAATAATTTTTATAGTTTTTGCAATGAAAATAAGAAAGGAAGAAATGATATGATAAATGCTATAAATCCAATTAATCAAACTGTTCAACCTACCGCAAATGTAATTTTTATAGGAAGTAACGTAAAAACTAATGCGTGCAATTCTTGTTGTGGTTGGTTAAATCATAATGATAATAGTGGAATATTTACTATAACGAAACCAGGAATTTATAAGGTTAATTTCAATGCGAATGTTGCTCCAACAGTAGCAGGAGCAATTACTCTTAATATTACAAACGCTGGAGAAAATATTGCTGGAGGAGAAATGAAAACAGCTGGTGCAACAATAGGAACTTTTGAAAACGTTGCTGCTGAAGTATTAGTAAGAGTACCTTGCAATAGTTCAGTTGTAATAACAGTTAAGAATAATACTGATACAAACCCAATTACTGTTTCTCAACCTTCTTTTACAATAAGTAGAATTTCATAATATGAATGACAATGATTATGCTTGGTGGTTTGCTATGGCAAGCTTGATAAATACTAGCATTGGATTGTCAAATGTTGAAAAAAATAAGGACCAAGAAGAAAGACAAAAAAGAATTGAAAGTAAATTAGATAAAATATTGGAGATATTAGATAATGGATAATAATAATTATGACTTTTTCTTTTGGTTGTCTGTTATGGCAAATTGGTGTTCATTAGAGAGTTACCAAATGAATCAAAAACAGTTATCAAATGATGACTTAATGAAACATTTACAAAAACAAGATGATGTATTAGAAAAACAAAATCAAATATTAGATGAACAAACTACTAAGTATTTAAAAACTATTGTTGAACAAAATGAATTAATAATTAGTTTGCTAAAAGGAGGTAAATGAAATGCACGTAAAAGAATATATAAAAAAGATAGTTGACGATGGCAAAAAAGAGAACATGGAATGTCTTTCTTATATGCTTGATGAGGCTATTCATAAAGTAAAAGAGTGCGATTATGACTGGTTCTGCGAAAAGAAAATGGACCTTTACGTTATGGCGTATGGAAAAGTTTTAAATAAAGAAATGGCAGAAGAAATTATAATGGATATGCAACCATACCACATGCGTTGGACTTTAGAAGAAACAGAAGCAGTTAGAAAAGCTTACGATTTAGGTGATGTAAGAGATATAGACTTTTGGGTTGTAATGAACGCAAAATACAATGACAATAAAGACACTGTTGAACGTTTTGTCCCAGATGACAATGAGAAACAGTTAGAGATGTATGTAAGTTTGGCAAAAGATTTTATCAAAGACAAAGATGCTAAAGACGGAAAAGTTTTTACATATTTCACAAGTATTCCTAAGTAATAATATACCATTTTGCTGTTAGTGGCAAAATGGTCAAATGGCAAGTTGGGCAAAAGAAGTCGTCTTGACTGCAAATCAAGAAGAGAGCTGGGCAGTACAGCTACTTGCCTCCATTATTGAAAAAAATAAAAAAATGATATATAATAATTATAGGCTAGATAAAGAGTAGCTGCTTTATCGAAAGACGACCCAACTCGTTTGCCTATATTTTATTTTTTTAGTTGGGAGAAAGTTGGGAATATATGATAAATTTAGGGAAACTTAATAAAAAAGGAAAAGAAATTATCTTAGAAGAACAAAAAAACGGTTGTATAAAATGTATCTCTCATTGTGAAGATAAAGATGGATATACAAGAATATACTATAATGGAAAGCCTAATAGACTTTTTAGAGTTCTCTATATAAAAGAATATGGAGAAATACCAAAAGGAATGGTAATACGACATTTATGTAACAATGCTTGGTGTTGCAATATAAAACATCTTAAAATGGGTACACAGAAAGAAAATTATCAAGATATGGTAGAATGTGGAAGAGATAGAAAGAATAAAGCAAACATTAAAGCTCGAGGAGAAAAAAGTCCTTTTCATAAACTTACTAGCGAACAGGTAAAAGAAATTTATTTAAGTAAAATGTCATATAAAAAAATGAGCAAAATATATAATGTATCAACTACAAATATAAATCTTATAAAAAATAAAAAAAGTTGGCAATGGTTGACTGATACATTAGATTAACTGTAATCGTCCGTTCAATTCGGACACTTGCCTCCACCTTGACTTTTTTAAATAATTATGATATATATAAAATATGGTTATTCACTATAACCCTATTCATATAGTATTTCTTTAATATATTATTGTCGGCAAATAGAAAATTAATCCCATTCTATTTGCTTTTACTATTATTAAATGATATAATAAATATAGTTTTGAATGTTTTTAAGACCTTATTTTCGTTTCGAGAGATAGCAAAATATAATTGCTATCTTTTTTTATATATATGTGATATAATAAATAAAAAAAGGAGGATAAGATTATGCAAGGAACTTTATCAATTTTAGTGGTAGCACTCTTAGTTGAAGCTATTTGGGAAAACTTAAAAATGGTTTGGCAATCTGGGAAAATCAATGTAGATATGATAGGAGCTTTAATTGTTGCAATACTTGTAGCGGTATTAACTAAGATAAACGTTTTCTCGGCTTTAGGTATTCCAGTAAGTGAATTGTTTGGAAATATCTTAACGGGTGTTTTAATTTCGAGAGGTGCTAATTTCTTTCACGATTTATTGGCAAAAGTAAATCAATTAAATACTAATACGAAAGAAGGAAAATAATATGACAGAGAAAGCCAATTATTTCGTTTATGTTCATGAAAATAAAATAAACGGAATGAAATATATTGGCATGACGTGTAGAAACCCACGAATTAGATTTGGGAAAGAAGGAAAAAATTATAAAAATTCTCCTCGTTTTTTTAATGCCATAAAAAAATATGGTTGGAATAATTTTGAACATGTTATTTTATTTGATGGATTATCAAAAAAAGAAGCAGAGGAGAAAGAAAAAGAGTTGATAAAAAGTTATAAAACAACCGAAAGAGAATTTGGCTATAATATAGCCAAAGGTGGCAATGGTGGAAACAATAAAAAGGTTTCTAAAATAAAAAAGTATGATTTAAAAGGAAACCTTATTCAGATTTATGAAAACGCAACGATGGCAGCTTTATCTGTAAAAGGTAATAGGTCGTGTATAATACATTGTTGCAAAATGAATAAAAACCAATATAAATATAAAAATTTTATGTGGTGTTATGAAAATCAAGATATTACTTCCCCATATAAAAGAAGCAATAGTAAAAGAATTTTTCAATATACTTTAAATGAAAAGTTTTTAAAATGTTTTGATAGCATAAATGATGCGGCAAAAGAAGTAAATGGAGATGTTTCCGCTATTGCAAGATGTGCAAATCATCAACAAAAATATGCTTATAACTTTTTATGGAAATGGAGTAAAAATGAATGAAATTGATAGAATTTTAGATGTAGCTAATAAGGAAGTTGGTTATTTAGAAAAATCAAAAAAAGCTTATGAAGAAAATCCGAGTGTATTAGATAACAAAACAGAGGGAGCTGGAGCAGATAATTATACGAAATATATGAGGGATATGGATAGTTTAAACGTTTATAATGGAAAGAAACAGGGCTATGCTTGGTGTAATCGGTTTCATTGACTGGTGTTTCTATAAAGCTTTAGGAATAGAAAGAGCTAGAGAACTTTTAATTGGTTGGTCTGCTGGTTGTACACAAGATTGGAATTGGTTAAAAAATGCGGGAAGAATAGTTGAAAATCCTCAAAAGGGAGATTTAATATTCTTTAGAAATTTATCTCATATAGGCATAATAGAAAATGTTGAAGGAGATACAATTCATACAATCGAAGGCAATACATCTAATGACGCAGAATTAATAATTAATGGTGGTTGTGTTGCTAAAAAAACGTATTCTAAAAATAGTTCAGCTATTTATGGATATGCCAGACCAACATATAGTTCTGAAGATAATGGAGAGGTCATAGAGCAACCAAAAGAAGACAAAGATAAAATTACATATTCTTTAATCAAGAAGGGCTCAAAAGGCAACCTCGTAAGAATAGCACAGGAGAGATTATTAGTAAAAGGATATAGATTACCTAGATATGGAGCAGATGGAAACTTTGGTTCTGAAACAGTAGAAGCTGTTAAAGAATTACAAAGAGACGCAGAAATTGCAGTAGATGGAATAATTGGAAATGATACTTGGAATGTTCTTAATAGCGACTTCAAAAAGTTAAATAAACCATCTTATCCAGGCTATTTGTTAAAGAAATGGCAACAGTCAGAAGATGTAAGAAAAGTACAAGAGAGATTAATTGAATTAGGTTACTCATGTGGAAAATATGGAGCAGATTCTATATTCGGCAATAGTACATATAATGCAGTTGTTCAATTCCAAAAAGATTTAGGATTGTCAGCAGATGGAATTGTTGGACCAAAAACATGGGCTGAATTGTTTTAGATATATTGATTCTAATAAAGATATATGCTATATTATTAGTGTATTTTTCCATAGAATGAAATGAAATGAAATGAAAAAAAGAAGGTATGTAAAAATATCTTCTTTTTTTATTGACTTTTTGAAACATATAACATAAAATATATATACATTATTAATATAGGAGGCAAAAATGAAAACCACAATATTGTATGATGAAAATTTAATCATAAAACTACCAAAAAAAATGAAACAAGATATACAAGAAATATCAAAGAATAATAACCAAACAGTTAGTGAATATGTTAGAAGTTTAATTGCTAATGAAATAAGAAAAAACTAAAGGGATTGATGTTAAATGAACAACTTGGTACTTCGAGATTATCAACAAGATATTTATGATAAAATAAGAATAGAATTTAGAAAAGGACACAAGGGAGTTTGTGCTGTGTTACCATGTCGTAGTGGAAAGTCATACTTATTTGCAAAAATATCTGAAGACGCTTGCAAGAAAAAGTCGCATGTTTTAATTTTAGCTCATAGGCACTCTTTAATTAATCAACATAAAGAATTGTTTGAAGAATTATCATTAAACAATGAATATATAAGAATCGAGTCTGTTTTTACAGAAGTAAATCATTTAGGGGAAAATGGTCCAGTAGATTTAATTATTATTGATGAAGCACATCTTTCTGGAGCAACAAGTTATAAAAAGGTTTGTGAATATTATAATTGTTTAAGAATATTATTAACTGGAAGTCCAGCAAGACTTGATGGGAAACCTTTAGATTTAGCAGATAGTATGGTTGTTGGAATATCTGCAAATGAATTAATTAAAAGAGGGCAAATATCTGATTATGATTATTATGCTCCTAATATAAATTTAGACCTATCTAATGTGACCAAAACTTGTGGAGACTATAACAATAAGGAATTGGAACAAGCAGTAAACAAACCAACTATATATGGAGACATTATAAAGTATTATAAAGAATTAGGTCAAGGAAGACAAGCACTTGCTTATTGTATTAATATTCAACACTCAAAGGATATATGTGATTTATTTAATAACAATGGAATATCTGCAAGACATATTGACTCAAAGACCCCAGAAAAAGAAAGAGAACAAGTCATGCAAGACTTTAAAGACAATAAATTTACAATTCTTTGTAATTGCAATCTTATTTCTGAAGGAATAACACTTCCAAACGCAAGTGTCGGACTTCTATTAAGACCAACATTATCTTTACCATTATTTATTCAACAAAGTTGTAGAGTTTTAACACCAATAGAAGGAAAGAAAGCCATAATCATAGATTATGTGAACAACGTTCAAAAACACGGACTTCCTACACAAGATAGAGATTGGTCATTAAAAGAAAAAGTAAAAGAATATGACAATGAAAATGAAGATGGAACTTTTAAATTAAGAATATGTCAGAATTGTTTTGGAACTTATGAAGCTAAAGAAAAAATATGTCCGTATTGTGGAGCTGAATATGAAAGAACTGAATTTGAAATTCAAAACATAAAAAATATTGAATTAAAGAAAATTGAAGCTGCAAGAGAAGAAAAGAAAAGACAATATCTTTCTAGTGTGGCAGAAAAAGTTAAAAATTATACATCACCTAAAGAATGTAAAACTTGGACTGAAATGACGGAATATGCAAAAAAGATGGGCTTCAAACCAGGCTATGCGTATATTATGGCTAAACAAAATGGATTGTTTATACCTAGGAGGAAAAAATAATATGAATGAAATAATATTTTGGTTTACTAATTCAAGAATAAAAAATTATTGGTTTCAATATACTATTGATTATTTAAAAAACAAAAAAGTACCAATAAAAAGTTCTAAAACACCAACATATATTCAAATTTTTAATATAACAATATTCTTTAAAGTTAATGCTAGAGGAGAATTAGACTTAGTAGGGTTATGGAATAAAAACCAATATTGGGTAGAAGAATTATTTGATAATAATTTTGAAGCATTTTTCTTTACCTTAATAAGAGAAAACTTAAAAACATTAGGAGATAAAAACGATGGGACAGAAAGAAACCAAAGTATCTGACGCAATAAGATTAGAATTATGTAAAAGAGGTTGTAAGGTTTTTCGTTCGCAAGTTGGACTTTTTTATACCAGTTATGGAGAAAAAATCCATATAGGAATAAAAGGAGAGTCGGATTTACACGGACATAGACCAGACGGAAAAGCTTTTTATTTAGAAACAAAATTCAAAGGAACAGAACATCATAGACCAGAACAAATTGCTTTTATAAGGGCAATGAGTGTTTCTGGAGCTTTAGCTGGGTTTGCTAATTCAGTAGACCAGGCTTTAAAGATAGTTTTTCCAGAAAATAATTAAATAAAATGAAGTGGCGGAATAGGTAGACGCTAGAAATTCATCTTAGCACAATTTAAGAAAGGTTAGGAAATAAAGTGCCGAGAGCGAAGATGTAAGCTTATGTTAGGTGTAAATCCTAACCTTCATAAAATAGAGGAATAGTATTTATATTACTATTCCTTTTATGTTATAATAAAACAAGAAGGAGAGATTTTTATGAGTGAGATATATGAAGGCAATTCTATAACTGTAAATAATATAAATAAAAGCAAAGCTAAGATAAAAAATAGAGGTGGAAGTTATCAAGAGACAACACAAGGAAAGAATTTGTTTGATAATACATTAAAAGGGTATGGGCATTATGGGTATACAGCCAAAACAATTACAAACGGAATAAGAATAATTGCAGAAAATGATTTCACCAAAGATGATGCACTTTTTGGTGTGTATACAATAATAGATTTATCAAAATATATTGGAAAAGTAGTCCGTATGCAAGCAGATATTATTCCGAACAAATCTACTGGAGCAGGAGCATATAGATTGGGGTTAAGTAACAAAGATAGCACAAATAGAAAAGCGTTAGCAGAAACTGGGACTAAGAAAGAAATATCTTTTACAGTTCCAGAATTAATAGGAGAACAAAAATATTTGGCTATATGGTTTTATATAGGTACAACAGATAGTGGAACAAAAGGGGATTATACGGATTATACTAATATTATAGTAACTATAGATAATGATGATATGACTTACGAACCATACACAGGTGGTACTCCATCACCAAACCCAAATTATCCGCAAGAAATACAAAATGTTGGAGATAATATTAATGTATTAAATAAAGATATAGTTGATGCCTCGAACAACTTGAGAGGAAAGGCACTAGATACTGGTAGAAGATTAATTGCAAATAAAGATGGAACTTATACTTACGGAGCTTTTAAACTCGGAGGAAGAGAGTTGTTAGGAAAAACATTAGGGATTCACGCTGATATAGAAACTACAGGTGGAAACCCTAGAATATCAATATTTGCAGGAAATTCATCTTCTCTTACAAAGAGTCTACTACAAGTTGCGCTTTCAGCTTCTGGCACTGGATATGTGACAATTCCATCAAGTTTAAACAGTGAATTAGATACTATTTCTGCTGTATTGTATGTAACAACAGATGCGAGAGTAGTCGCAGGTACTTATGTTGATTACACTAATTTGAAGGTACAAGTTGGAAGTAAGAAAGTCGTTTACTCAGCTTACAATTGTGGCAGTTTAGGAGTAACAATAAGTAACAAGAATTTATACAAAGTGGAGAAAGTTATAGATGATAGCAATACTCCTAAATTTATATTTTTAAGAGAAGGAAACGTTGAATTTACAACAGGTGGAGTACCATTAATTATTGCACCAACAACAATTAAAGAAAAAATTGAATATACATATATTTTAAAATGCAAATCCAATGTTACTACGGAGAATAACATAAATTTTATGGGAATTTATGAAGATGGAACAAGAGAATTGCTATCTGCAAACAAAAAGAAAGATACAAATGAATTTATAGTAAAATTCAAAACGAATAAGGAAAAAACTTTAGCATATGTAACTCAGCAATACACTAATAGTGCAGGAGTTACAATAATAACAGAAGGCACAATGATATTAGAAGGAGACTATTTGAATTTAGATGAACCATATAAAATTCATCAAGAACGAACAAGGATATTTCCACTAGAGCCAGGACAAAAACTTTATGAAGGTAGTTATCTTGCAGAAGATGGAATACACAATATAAGAACGCAAATTAAATTACTAAGCAGTGGTGACAACCTTTTTGTAAGTACTTTAGGTACTTATCAAGTATTTGGAAAAACTCAAAAAGGAATTAAACGAGGAAGTCAATTATTAAGCAATTATTTTAAAGATTACGGTTCAGTTAATGCTATTAAAGATACGGTTGGAATTGCAAACAATAATTCAACAGATAGAAAATATGTATCTAATGGAATCTCTACAACACTTGACGAATTTAAAGATTGGTTAAACAAATGTGAGAACGCTGGAAGACCCGTTATAGTAGAATATGAATTATCTGAAGAAGAAATAATTCCATATACTCCAGAGCAACAAAATGCTTTTTATCAATTACAAAATATTGTATTATATGACGGAATAAATCATATCTCGACTGATAATGAATTAGGGAGCATGAGCGTAGAGGTTTCTAAAATCATTGAAGATTATGAAACTTATATTTCATCTAATGGATTTTTTATAAATTCTCAAAATGATATTCATTATTTAATAGATTTTAGCGAGAGTGAACTTCCTTGCATGGCGGAAGCAACAGAAACCACTGTAAAAGCTGCTGGAAGAAATGGGGACATTGTGTTGTCAACAACTTATGACCCTAATAATTTTAATATAGTATGTTATACAGAAGACAATCTAACACAAGAAGAAAAAGTTAAAGAAGAAATGAAATTAAAGAAACTTTTAAATTCAATAAAAAATAAAACTATTCCATTAGCGTTTGAAAAAGATGATAAATTCTATAAAGTAAAATATAGTGGAGCATTTTCAAGTACAAATTTTCCTAAACATTTAAAGTTTTCTATTCCTTTAAAGACTTCAGAGGCTTATGGAAAAGATTTGATAAAAAAAGTAATATTTGGTAATGGAGAAGAGACAAGTGATACTTTTGAAGATGTTGGAGCAATATTTACTATTAAAGGACCAGCTAATTCGCCAATAATTTCATTAAATGATTATTCAATAGAATATGACAATCCATTATTAGAAGGAGACAAATTAATTATAAATAGTTCTAATTCAACAATTACTCATATAAATTCAGATGGAGTGAAAACTAATGCAATGAGATATTACAATCATCAATTCCCTAAAATCGAGAATGGAAAAAATGTATTAAAGGTTTTGAGTGGAGTTAATGAAGCGAATGTGTCTGTCGAATGGTATGATTATAAATTTTAGGAGGGAAGTAGTATGAAGAGAATAACAATCGGAAATAGTGTTAATATACCTATTGGAAATGTTATTATTGCAACGAATAAAATCGAAATAACTGGAACTATTAATTCAAGCTTTAATTTTGTGATAAAACAAAGCGATAAAGTAATGCTAACTGTAACTTTCCCTCTTAGTAATCAAACGCTTAATGCTGGAGATTATTTAGACAATTCTGGTATATATAGAACAGCGTCAGATAGTTATGAAGACTATACAGATGACCAGTTAATTGCTTTTCAAGATATGAATAATATTAACATATCTAAGAGTGGTTCAAATATTTCATTGTCAAATAGTAATGCTATATTAAAATTATATTATGCTAAAGCTGACGAAGAAGACGAACAAATCTATGTTTTAGACAAAAATGAAGTATTAATAACAGTATTTAATAAAGATGATGAAGACCCAATTTATAATCCTAGAATAACAGATGCGCAAAATTCAGAGTCAGTATTTACATTCAATATTGATGTAAAAAACCCAAAATGGAAAGAGATAAAAAATCCAGAGAATTTATATTATGTAGATGGAAAAGTTTATTCTACAAATTTTGAAGGGTGTTTTAAAGAGAATATAACAGAAAACGATGAAGATTATATTTCGGTAACAGCTTACGAAAGACAGAAGCTATTAACAAGAAAATATGTAAGAGCTTGGAATAGTGAAACAGGATTTGAAAAGATAGATACATTTATGGTTGTAGTCTTATCTAAAGGAAACTTGGCTTTAAAAAATAATGGTGAACTCGTAAAGAGTTCTCATTTGCCAGGTACTTCTGGATATGCTTTAGATGCTCTATTGTATGGAACTGGCTGGACCACTGGTACATGTGATGTCGAAGGAACTTTTGACTTAGAAACAGACCAAATTGATATTTGGGAAAATGTATTAAAGGTACAACAAATTTGGGGAGGAATACTCGTAGTTGATAGCGTTAATAAAATAATTCATCATAGAGACGAAACAAAATGGCTTCCTTATGATGGATATGAAGTCAGGTATCAAAAGAATATGCAATCCTTAGAAAAAACTTTTAACAATAAAATAATTACAAAACTATGTCCTTTAGGAGAAAGTGGATTGAATATAAAAAGTGTCAATAATGATAGTGAGTGGCTAACAAACTTTTCGTATACAGACTCTGTCCTTGAAGGAATTGAAAACAACCCAGATATTATAGACCCAGAACAACTAAAGAAATGGGGCGAAAGAAAACTCAAAGATTTATGTAAACCTAGAAAAGAGTTAGAGGTTCAAACATTCTTATTATATCAAGTAGAAGGATATGAGCTGGAAAGAGTAGGACTTAATGATATAGTAGATGTAATTAATTTTGCAGGGATAGAAGGCGACATAGAACAATTAAGAGTAGTTACGTTTGAACATGGAGTATGGGACTATTCAGATGCAACAGTAACTTTAAGTGATATAACATTAGATAGTACAGATATATTTAAGAAAACTGTTTCTGCAACGAACTCAATAAATAATGGAACTTTAAATGCTAAGAATATAATAGATTTTTTCAAAAATGGAAAATCTGTATCTGGTTTGTTAAGAATTTTTGATAAACAAATTTCAGAAACAAAAACAGATTTAACAAAAACAGATGATAGAATAACAGCTACTGTTACTAAATATGATGCCCAAATTGATAGTTTAAATGGAAAAATATTAGACCAACAAAAAACAATTTCATCATTGGAACAGACAATAAAAGGTTTAACCGAAAAAATAGTTACACAAGGAGGTTCTAATTTATTAAGGAACTCTGTTGGAGCTTTTGGTACAGAGTATTGGGAAGGTACTGTAAAACAATTTACAGATACTGATGTGTTCCAAAATAATGAGTCTAAGAGTGCAATACTATTGCAAAATGGAAATATCCTTCAAAGTGTTGGACCTTTAAAAAATGGAGCTTATAATATTTCGTTTAATTATAAAAAGAAAGTTGCAGCTGCCAATGTAAAAGTTACTATAAATGATACTGAATATGATTTAACTTCATTAGAGTGGAAATTATTTGAAGAGACAATAAAGATTGCAAACAATAAATTCACAATAAAGTTTTCTAGTGATACTGTTGATTCATGTTTGATAAGTGATTTGATTTTAATTTTTGGAGAGTTACGACAGACTTGGTCACAAAACTCTAATGAAACGAATACTGAAACAGTACAAATTGGAGAAGGAATAAGAGTTGACTCGACAAAGACAAATACATATACAAGACTTGACTCTGATGGAAATAGAACATTTAATAAGTCTAGTGACGAGGTTGTTACAGAACAAACTGATAAAGGAACTAAAACAAATAATTTAACAGTTAGAACACAGGCTGAAATAACTGGTTTATTACAGCAAAAACATGACGACCAAGTTTGGGTAAATATTTTATAGAAAGGAGAAAATAAATGGCTAATGGGGTTATAAAGCTAACATCTACATCTTCTAAATTAGAAGGTAGAATTGTATGGGAAAGTAGTAATAATGGAGCAACAGCTAATACTTCGACGGTTATTGCAAGCTTACAAGTTAGAAGAAACGACGGCTATCAGACAAAGGGTACTTGGAATGGATTTTTAACCGTTGCAGACAGAACAGAAAATTTTAGTAATCCAAGTACAACCGTAGGGTCTGAATGGGTAACTATGGTAAGGGTTACAAGAAATGATTTTCCGCATGCGGACGATGGAACTTCAAAATGCTGGATTAATGGAGAATGTAATGGACCATCGGGGACATCTCTTTCTGGAGCAAAAGTTTCTGGCAATGATACGGTAACGCTTGATAAGATTCCAAGATACTTAAATATTACATCTTTTGAAATAAAAAATATTACTATAAATACAGCACAAGTATTTTGGAGTACTGACGTACCAAGAAATGATACTCATTATTATTTGAATAATGATACGACTGGAGTAGGGTCTGCTACTTATGGAGAAACAATTGCAAGTGACCAGAAGAGTGGTAGTTTTTATGTAAAAGGTTTATCTCCTAATACACAATATTCTATTAAGATTAGTTGTACTCGTACTGATAATGGTCTAATAACGACAACAGGTAATAAAACCTTTTCTACTTATAATATAGCGACAATAAATCAAGCTCCTAATTTTAATATAGGTCAAAATCCTACTATTACTTGGAGCAATCCAGGTAATTGCAAAATAGTAACTTATACAGAAAATATCGTAAATGGTAAGATAGAAAGTCAATTAACTGGAGAAGTCGATGTATCTGGAAAAACTTCATATACATATTCTTTAAATGCAAGCACATTGTATTCAAAAGTTCCTAATTCCAATTCGGGAACAATAAGATATGTTATAAAAAGTTCTAATGATGGAAAAGATTATTATAACGCAGTAAATAGAAATTATTATGTAACAAATAGTAACCCTACTTTTTCTAATTTTACCTTTAAAGATACTAATAGTAAAACGACAGCATTAACAGGAAATAGCCAAAAATTTATTAAAGGTTATTCAAGTTTGCAGGCGACTGTTAGCACAGCTAATAAAGCTGTTGCCAAAAATTCAGCAACTATGAAAAATTATACTTTGACAGTAGGTACAAAGAATAGTGGAGAGGTTGCTTATAGCAGTTCAGCAGATGTAAATTTGTCAGTTAGTGCAATAGATAACAATGTAGTCTTTGTAACAGCGAAAGATAGTAGACAAAATACAACAGCAGTACAAAAGACTATAAGTAACGAAAACTATTATACATACACAGATTTAACAATTACAAAATGTACCTTAACTAGAAGTGATGGTGGCGTTGGTACACAAGTTACTTTAAATTATGAAGGTGCTATTTGGAACAAGAGCTTTGGAAGTGTAACCAATGCTATTGTATCAATAAAATACGAATATAAAATAGCTGGAACTAGCAAATGGACTACTGGAACTACGACATTAACACCTACTGTATCTGGAAGTAAATATTCACAAACAATCTTAATTCAAGGAGATTTAGCTGGCTCTGGATTTAATGACCAAAACAGCTATGACTTTAGATTGACTGTAAGTGATAAGTTATCAACTAAACAGTTTACTACAATATTCGGTGCTGGAACTCCATTGGTTGCCTACCATAAAAAAGGAATAGCACTAGGTAAAAAATATGATACAAACAACAATAGTATATTACAAGTATATGGAAACGAAAAAGTAGATGGAAATCTAAATGTTACTCGTGGAATAAAAGGACAAAATATTAATGCTTATTATTTAGGAATTATTTCTTCAGCAAAATGGATATATGTAGGAGATTTTGATTTTGCAGAACAAGGAAGATATGCTATAATAGATTGCTTTACGGGAAATGGTCAAAATGGAAACGCTTACCAAAATACTCATATAAAAATACTTTTAAAACAAGGTTGGACTGGAGGAAATTTGCCGATAGGGGTAACGACACAATTTACTCAAAATTATAATGCTAACTACAAGGTTAAAATATCACACACATCTAAAACAAAATGCAAATTATACATGTATGTTCCATTCGCTTACAATGATTTAACTTATATTGTAAATGGGTCATATTATTCTTTTACAGCTTTAAATACTACGTTAAAATCTGAACCAGTAACGGATAAGGAAAGTACTTATTATCGTACTGATAGTGATATAATTATTCCAACAGTTCTGTACGATAACGCTTCTGGAACAGCAGGTACAGTTACTTTAAGCAAGAGTTCTCAAGACTACAATTATTTAGAAATTTTTTATGTGAATAATCATGGCGATTTAAACAGAAGTATAAGAATCTCAACACCAAACGGAAAAAATATTAGTATTGAAAGTATAGAACCCGATAAATCTGATATGAATACATATCTAAGAACGGCTTTTTATAATATTTCTGGAAATACTATAACATACAAATATGCGACTTATACTGTACTACATAATAATGGAGCAGTTCAAGTTAATAGAAATCAATATAGTAAGATAACAAAAGTTTTAGGTTGGTATTAAGGAGGAGTAAAATGGCTTTAAAAAAGATAATTGAATTAGAAAATGGAGTAGTACTTAATTATCATAGAATAGTTAGTTTTAATAAAATTACTAACATATCTAATGTGATTGAAATTGCGTCATATACAAATGAAAAGCAAAGAAAAAAAGAAGAAAAATATCAAGAAATACAAAAGAAAAATTCGGAAGGAATAGTATCTTTAACAGAAAATGAAATAAAAATTCTTGAAACTGGAATTAATGTTTTTATTGATACAGATACGTTAAGTATTCCTTATGATGAAGATATGACAATCGAAAAAGCTTATGAATATTTAAAAACAACAGAAAAATATGAAAATGCTGAAAATTGCTAAAGGTAGAGAAAAAGTGGCTTACGACAATCGTTTTTAAGCCACTTTTTTATTATTCAACATATAATTTCATTAGAAAGGAAGGTCGTCATTATCTCCAATAAAGCCACTTTCTTCAGAATTGTTATTGCTTTCTGTTGTATTACTATTTTTTCTGTTTTCAACATATTTATCATAATCAACATAAGTTTTATCTAATAACTTAACTTTAGGAATTGGAGCTTCCTCTATTTTTTCTGTACTTCTAATGAATCTAATTCTTGTTAGAGGAACAGTTTCTCCAGTAGTAGGAATAGTAAATTCTTCATATCCAAATACTCCACCGAATTTCTTTCCTACTAATGTATCTTCTTGCCAATTCCAAGTATAACCAGGATTTGATTTTTCAATAGAAGTTGTAAAAGTCTTAAATGTTTTTTTGATAAAGTCTTCTGAATTATCATTTGGAACTGATAATCTGTAATAACCTTTCCATTTTGCTGTCATAGGGTCAGTTCTTGCTGCTTCAACAAATTTTTTATTATAAAATCCAGCTTGCTCATCTGGTTCTTCTATATCAAATTTTATTGCTAGCATCTCATAAGGTTTTCCATCTTTTTTGCTAGTTCCACTCTCTACTTTTGCTTCTATTACTTTGCAAATGTGTCCTCCTAACTTTAATCTTTCTCCAAAATCATTTACTTTCGTAGTATCGTAATCGCTAAATTTTTGCATAATTAATTTTCCTCCTATTTATTTAATATTGATAATATATCATCTGATATTGTTGTTGGAAGTGTTCCATTCCATTTTTTAATCATTTCTTGTTTTACTTCTAATTCTTTTAATTTTAATGTATTTTCAGTAATCTGTTGATTTTGTTGTTTCATTACTTCTGCTTCTGCTTTTGCATTTTCAATTTTCTTTTCATTTTCTATTTTAGCTTTTTCTAATTCATACTTAGCTTGTTGTGTTTGTTGTTCTGTTACTTGTTTCTTTTCTATTGCATCATCAAATTCTTTTGAAAAGCTTAAATCAGTTATATTTAATGCTGTAATTTTTATTCCTTTAGTTTCTAATTTATTAACTAATAATTCCATAATTGCATTTGATACTTCACTTCTTTTAGTTACTAATTCTTCTGCTGCATATTGAGACATTCCTTGTTTTACTGATTCATAAATTGCAGGTTCTACTATTATTCCTTTAAAATCTTTTCCTATTTCTTGATATAATTCGTTGGCTTTTACTTTGTCTACATTATAATTAACAGCTATTTTTATATTAGATATTTTTTGTAAATCCTTTGAACTTGCTTCCATTGTATATTCACATTTTTGTGTTCTACAATCTATTCTTACTATTTTTTCTATAAAAGGTGTTTTAAAGTTTAATCCTTCTTGTATTACTGCTTGTTGTACTTGACCAAATTTTGTTTTAACTCCAACATATCCTGTTGGGACTGTTGTTATGCTTGAAAAGAAAGTTATTAGTATTATCAATATTATTATATACAATACGCTTATAATTATTTTGGTTTTTGTTTCCATATTTACTCTCCTTTAATTCCATAAAATTCTCTAATGGTATCATCTACCATTTTTAAGTCATTATCAATGTATAAATCATTGAACATTCCCATTGGAGATTTTGCGACATCATTGTCCGTTGATTGAGTATAGAAAAAGTAGTTTTTGTCTACTTTTTTAGACCTTAGGACTATTGAAAATAAGCCTTCAAAACATACTTTTTCATCTATAAGTCTTCCAATAGTTTTGGGTTTAATATCTCCAAAATCGTTCTTATCTTCGTGCATTATAAAATATACCAACTTATCTTTTGGCAATGTTTTCACCAATTCTGGTAGACTCCAGAAGTTATCTGCAATGTCATTATACATCGAATATACTGCATTTCCTCCACCAGCATTAGAATGTTTTCTCATGAATTGATTTGTAAGTAAATAACCAGCGTCATCTATTACTATTGACTTAGCTTTACTCTTTGTTAATATTTTTCTAACATCTTCGTAATTGTCAGTATCAATTGTTTTTAGATTATTTACGTTTTTAAAAGGTAAAGGCTTACTAATAACATTTATTATACCAACATCGTCAGACTTAAAATTTCTTAATGAAGTAGATTTTCCACTTCCAGATTTTCCAAAAATTAAAATTCCAATTCCCATAATGAACTCCTATAATACAATATTTTTCTTTTTGTCTATTATACCATAATCTCTTAGAATTTGTAGTTTTTCTTCATAGTTAGGTGCTAATTCTAATAATGATTCTATTTCTTTAATAACATCATCTAATTCTTTTTTTTCTTGATGTATTATATCTATAATTTTTTTTCTTTTCTCTATTGTTTCTTGTGTAAATTCCATTGTGTCAGAATTTAATACAAGTAAAACATTATCAGAATTAAGCATTTCTTTTAATTTTTCTTCAGTTTCTTTTACTAGAGTATTTACTGGGTCATTACATTCTAACTCTAATAATTGTTCATCATATTTATGTTCAATTTCTCTTGTTTTCTTTTCTTTATAAATCTCTAAAATTTTTAACATATCTTTTTCCTCCTTATTTATATTTCCTATACTTATATTTTGAAGATTTGTTTCCTTTGTTATTTTTTCATCAAGAACAGGCATAATATTTATATTTCTTGTTAATGAATTATATGATATTGAATATTTAATTTTAAAAGGAAATAAATCTTGATTATAATGTACTACAGTATCATTAATTCCAAATCTTAAATTTGTTTCGTTTTTATATTTTTCTAAAAAATCCTGCTTCCTCATTAAATCACGAAATTGAATGAATAAATCCTCTGTTATGTATATTTTAGAATCTGGATTATTTTTAGCTCGTGATATAGCATCAAGAAAAGTATCATATATATGTGATTCTTCTGGATTCCAGAAACAATATGCAATACTATCTATGCTATCTTCGTGTGTATTATCCATATTATTTTACCTCCTCAAATTCTGTTATTTTTTTAATTGATTTACAATAATCACATTCATTGCAATAATTAGGAGCTATAATTCCTTTTTTTATATCATCATATCTTCTAATGTTATTTTTAAAATACTCCAATTCTAAATCTAACAATTCTGGCGAAAAACTTTTTGCTTGTAAATCTGGTACTTCTTCCTTGGTTGCAGCGATTAAACCTATTTCTTTTGGTTCTCCAAAGTTTTGTCTAACTATTTCTCTGTAAACTGCTAATTGCAAAACATATCCATAAGCATAATACCAGTCAGCATAAGCTCTTTCTTCACTTATCCAAACGTCTTTAAAGTCTTTCATACATTTTATATCATATATAGAATTTGTTTCTCTATCAAATAAATCTAATGCACATTTGACTTTTACGCCTTCAATTTCTCCAGTCAAAATTACTTGCTTTTCACACTTTTCTATGATTTTTTTAAAAAAATCTTGTGACAAAAATCTTTCTGCGGAAGCAATTACCCTATTGAAGTTTGATTTAATTTGTCCCGCTGTTGCTCCTCTTGTAGAAACTATTTCTGGGTGTTGAGCCATAAATAATGCTCTATCTCCAGAAACCCAAGCTTCAAAAAGTTTTCCTTCTAAAAAAGCTTCTTTCTGTACTTCTCCTCCAACCTCAATATCGTGTAAAGCCTTTGCTTCACATTCACGAAAGTTCTTAAATTGGCTAACACTCATGAACTCTTTATTTGCTTCAATGCTAAAGTAATTTTGATTATTTAGTTCCATTATTTTTTTCTTCTCCTTCTTCTGGTATTAATTTTTCAATAACTTCATTTTGAAGGTCTATTACTGATTTTAGTATTTCATTATGTACTATTAAAGATTTATTTCTTGATACCAAATCGTATATTGCAAAACAATTTAATAATGCAAATACAAGATTTAATATTGTAAATATAAAAATCACAAAGCTTAATGTTTCCATTTTTTTCTCCTTTCTGTATTAAATTTATAATTCTATTATACTTAATTCTGGATTATCGGTAGTCCTTGTAGCAATTACTGTTAATCCTTTTTCTTTACATATTTCATACAATTTTTTTCTGTTTTCTTCAGATAATTTTTCAGTTCCATCAATAAGAATTAGTTTTAAATTATTATTATTGCTTAATGTTACATCGACACAAAGTTGTAATTTTTCTCCTTCACTCAAATTACCTATTGGAAGTCCATTTACTAATGGAATACCATTTTCAACTGAAAGATTTTCCACTGGAAGCTTAGCTTCTTTTAATATTTTCCCAGGGAGCTGTCTTGCTAGTTCAATCTTATCGGTTAAGTCTTGACTTTCTTTTTGTAGAGCGTCGACTTTTTCTTGCATGTCTTTCATTCTGTCGTATTCGTTTAAATGCCCTTTCATTGCTTCAGCCATTTTTAACTCATTTTCTAACTCTTCTGTGTTCTTCTTTTCTTTATTTGCCCATTCATTGGCAACTTTTATATTTTCGTCCAATTTAGCTTTTTCAGCAATAGTTTGAGATTTCGTTTCTGAAATTACATTTTCGTATTTCATGTCAACGTTTTCTAATTCTTTTTGTAATAATTCAATTCTACTTTTTAACCCTAATATTTCGGTTGTAATTTTGTTCTTTTCAGTAGTTTTGTCTGCTTCTATTTGTAGTAATGTATTTTTTTCAACTGTTTCTATTTGCTTTATTTTATTAGCATAATCTTCTTTATATGCTATGCTTTTATCTATTTTTTCATTGAAGCTTTTATCTTTATTAAGTTCTTCGTATTTATCTGATAAAGTATAATTCTTCCATTTATTGTATTCATAATTTTCTGGAATATCTTTTGCTATGTCTTGTATTATTGCTAGTCCATTTCTAGCGTTTCTATTTATTTCTTCCCTATTTTGATAATACATTCCTTCTTTAGATTGAATTTGATTTAATATCTCTAAAATAGAATTATCATAATTTACCCAATTAGGAATTTCTCCAAATTTTTCTTGTATAAATTCTTTTTTATCTTTATTAAATTCAATTAGATTCAACAATATTCTGTTTTGTTCTTGCTCGCTCATAGATAAAAATTCAACTGGTTCTAACTGAAGCGGTGTGAAAATATCTTTTAAGAATGTCTCTGGGCTACTTATTTCATTTCCATTATCATCTTTAATAGATTTATAATCTGACTTATCAACCCTCTTTTTTCTATCTATTGTAATGCCATTGTCTAGCTTTACAAAAACAATTCCTTCCTTTTCTCCATTTTTTACAATGTATTTTCTTTTACTGTTGTTTGTCAACGCTAGTCTAATAGCGTCTAATACAGATGATTTACCAACTCCGTTTGAACCAGTTAATTCAACTGACTTTCCATCTAATTCTAACTGCTCAATACCGTATAAGTTTTCAATTTTTAATTTACTTATTTTCATTTTGTTTTTCTCCTTAATTTTCGTAAATTTTTAGTTTTTCTTGACGAACTTTTTTTATAGCATATAAATATACTTTTCTTCTGCCTTCTCTTAAAGGAAGAGCCAGTTCTTCACTAATTCTAGTGGTATGCTTATAGCCTATATAAGGAAGAATTTCAGAATAAGTTATTTTATATTTCCTTAGTTCATCTCTAATGTCTTTGTTCTCTTCCATAGTTTCCTCCTTCCACCATAATAATATACTACTACGCAAAATAAGTCAATGCTTTTACAAATAAATTTCAAATTTATCTATTAATATTCGGTCTGCTTCGTCCTTTTGTTCTTTGTTCAATTCCTCATATAATGTTCCTTTATAATAAATATCCAGCTTTTCTGTCAATTCATAATCATTAAATTCATATATTTTAAATTGAATTAAGTTTAGGCAATAGTCGTTTGCTTTTTTTTCATACATTTTAAAGTAAATTATTAGGAAAGCTTTCAACTTATCCAAATATTGCATTTTTTCTTTTATTTCGTATTTTAATTGATTATATTCATCTATTTCACTTTTTTTCTCTGTTTTGAATAACCTTATTTTTTTTAGGTTTTCAAGACTAATTTCACATTTTTTAATTCTTTCTTTTAATTCTATAAAAGTATCTTCTTTAGTTTGAGGATTGTTTTTAAGCTCATTTTCTAATGTGTATATATTCTTTATTATGTTATCATATAATGCTTCTAATTTTAAAACGTCAAGGCTTTTTTTGTGGTAAAAATTCTTAGACTCTCTCTTGAAAGAAATATCATTTTGGAGGTTATCTCGTATCTTTTTTATTTCTACTTCACAATTATTAATTTCAATGTCTAAATCTTTTTTCTTTGTGAGTAAAGTTTCTAATTCCTCTTTATTTATTTCTAACATTCGGCATAGTCTTGCGTATATTCTTGACTCTGGACCAGCACTTCTAATAATATGTCCGCAAAGGTCGCATTTATACGTTCCTTTACATAACTTATCATTCATCTCTTGCAAGTCTTTAAATTCATTTTCATTGTTATTTATTCTTTTATTTAATAACTCTAAATCCGCTTTTAAATCCGAGAATTTATTTTTATAATATTCTAATTTTTGCTTATTTACTTCTATGTCTTGGTCAATCCCGTCTTTCTTTATTTCTAAGTCTTTTTCTTCTTTTGCTATTTGAATATTTATTCTATCTTGCATGCTTGCTGCCTTGTTCTTTAAAACATCTATTGCTGTTTCTTTTTTCTTTATTTCCTCATATAATTTACTATATGTTTTCTTGTCATCTTGTAATGCTTTTAGATAATCTTTTTCATTCCAATCTTTTCTGAATAAATACATTGAGTCTATATAGTTATGATATTCCTCAAAACTTTTCTTTAATACTAAAAATCTTTCTCTTTTTTCCAAAAATATTTTATATTCTTTTTTATATTCAAGCAAAACATCGTGGTCAATAAGTTCTTGTAATTCATCGTTATATAACAAAACTTCTTCATTTTTAGGTTCTGGAATAAAATCCATAAATTTTTTTCTTGTTAGCATAGCTCCTCCTTATAAAAAAGAGGGATAGTTCTATACTATCCCTTTTTTATTTTTCTGTTTCTATTACATAATCTCTTTTTGCAGTAACGAGTAAAGGCTTTATATAAGGTCTTAATTTTTTACTGTCCTTTAAATATTCTTCGCATTTGTAAGTCACATTTTCTCTACTAATATGATGAGCAATAATGTTATGGGTACAATGTGTATTTTTGCAACAACTACAAATATTTTTCTCAAATACATCTTCCATATTTTTTACCCCGTTTTTTTTCATATTAACATTAAAAATACTTTTTTGCAATAGTTTTCGCTTATAATTATGTAAACAAATTTTTCCTTAGGGAATATTGACCTTGATGATTACTAACAATTCTATAATAAGGCATTATTTTTTTATTTGCTCTACAAACAATAGCAGAAATATTAGTATTCCATAAATTAGTTTCAAAATCTAAGTCCACCCATTTCTTTTTAGTTATTAAAATAGACAGGATTTGACTTTCTCTCTTAGTCAAATAAATTCTTTTTCCCTTCAAAATTGCTAATCTTAAATTTTCATCTAATATCATAGTTTATTATTCCTTTTCCCATTATTTTCCAGTAGAACCAAACCCGCCTAAACGTTCTCCTTCTGCTACATCATCATCTGTTTTTCCATACTTACAGAATATTCCTTGACCTAATTTTTCTCCAGCTTCCAATACTACTGGCTTATCACTTAGATTATAAAAAGCAAACATCATTTCTCCATCATTGTCTGGGTTGTTGTAATAATCAGCATCTACAATTCCCATACTATTTGGAATTACTAGCTTTTTCTTTTTAGGATTTGAACTTCTGTTTACTAACATTAAATATTCATCATCTGGCATTAAGACTTTTACGCCAGTCTTTACCATTGTAGGGTTATCTCCTATTTTATAAGGTGGTATTTCTACTCTCTCTTGTGCTACAAAATCATATCCGTGCCGATTTTGCAGTACTTCTTTCTGGCAATTTTAAGCCATTTTCTCCCATTCTTTTTACAAACTCAAATTTTCTCATTTTTAAATTCCTCCTATTTATTAAATCCATTTCTGAACCCGTTAAGTATTATATCACTATCCTTTATATTGTAAATCTCTATTATGTTATTTATTTTCGTTTCAATATCTAATAAAACTGGTAAATATTTATCATATTCATCTAAGTGTTCTGCTATGTATTTTTCACCAGCATAATATCTTTTTAAAAGATTATTATATTCTTCCTTATAACTCTCCATAAAAAACTCCTAAAAAATTTTTAATATAAAAATGTTAATTATAGTTCCAATCGTTATTCTATCATCTTTTATTTTATATTTTTTTCTTACGTTGTTCTCGATTTTCATTTTTGCATATCTTACGACTCTTTCACAAGCAAAATATGTTGAGTCGTATTTTCCTGCAAGATAATCGTATAAATCTCCTAGGTTTATTTTTTTTCTTCCCTTGTTTTTATAAACATACAAAAGAATGTCAGTCCAATATAATATTCCTCTACTATTAGCTGGAACTCCTAAGTCAATTAGCTCTTTCACAATTTTATCTTTCATATATTCCTCCTAATTTAACACTATTGTTTGGTCTATACCTCTTGTTATTCCTACATATAGAACTTTAAGTTCGTCATTGTTTCTAAGATAAGGTTTTTGTCTTATAGGAAAATTTCCCCATAATAAAACATTAGGGCTTTCCAATCCTTTTGATGTGTGAATTGTTAACAATTTCACTTTATCCTCTGCCATGCAGTTTCTCATCTGGTCTAACGTCATTTCTCCCTTTCTGAAAGAAACGTATGGAATTTCAAATTCTCTCATTTTAGCTTCTAATTTGACTAAATCTTTATTTGTTCTAACCAATACAAACCAGTCTTTGTAATTGGTTATATTTTTTAAATACTCATCAATTTTATATTTACTATCGACTATTGTATTTCCGACTTTACCAGATTTACATATACTTTCATAACTAATTACATCATCTGCTTGTACTATTACCCTTGTAGCCAACTCTAATATAGCTTGCCCGCATCTATAATTGTTTTTTAAATAATATGTCTTCCAATTTGGGTTTTTGATTAAATTTAAGAAGAAGTTTACATTGCCACCTTTGAACGCATACAATGCCTGTTTTTCATCGCCTACATAAAAATAGTTATCTGCATTTAACGCTTGAAAAAATTTTTTCTCCAACGGACCTATATCTTGGAACTCATCTACAAACAGATATTCTACTTTTCCATCAATCTCCTTAAAGTACTTCGTTGTTCTCTCTAATAATTCATCAAAAGTTATAACATTATGCCTTTTACATAAGATATTCATATTTTCTGGATAGTTTTTATCTCGATAATTTTTTAAAAATACCTTTATTTCATATAAGGCATTTGGGTCAATAAAACGTTCTATGTCTTCTTCTTCCATTAGTCCCATATCAACTTTTTTTGCATATTCTTTATATTTTATATAAACTGGCATTGTTAGAAATTTACCATATAGGGCTATTAAAACGCTCATAAATTGGTCTTGAATCTCTTCATTAAATAACTTATATTCTATATTAGAGTTTTTAAAAATTTTATTAGCAAAAGAGTGTATAGTTCCTATAAAGCAATCTCCTATTCCAGGAACACCGACCAGTCTTTCTTTCATTTCTTCTGCTGCCATGTTAGTAAATGTTATACATACCATATTAGAAGGTTCAACGCCATCTTTTAATAATCTTTTTACTCTTTCTATAAGAACACGAGTTTTGCCAGAGCCAGCTCCAGCTTCAACTATTATTCGAGGCTCATTTGAGTCTACTATTTCTTGTTGGTTTTTATCAAGCATTTATTTTCTCCTTACCTCTTAATTTTTTTAAATCTTCGTACATATTACAATCATCACAAATAATAATTTCATCTGAAATACTAATCATTCTGTCTAAATCTTTATACTCCAAAAATTTTAATTGTGATGAAAAAATGCTCATTCTAGCTTTTTTACCGAATTTCAATGTATGCTGTTTCACAAGAATATAGTCTTTCTAAACAATCTTCTCTTGTATCAAGAGCAACTTCCTCATATTTATTTGCATCTTCAATAGAAACATCTATTTTTGACATCAAGTATTCTACTTTTTTCTTAATTATTTCATTCTTCATATTACTTCGCCTCCTTAGTTTTCTAAAACATTTAAAATTGCTATATTTTGTTGATATACAAAACGAGAGTCTCCTGGCTCTGTCCCATTTGCATTATTTATATTGTTTGCAATTATTCGTTTTAAGTTTTCCCAATTACTTTCCTTATTATACTTTTCTAATGAAATATACGTATTTCCAAAAAAATGTTGTGATAAACTTATTTGATTAGGATAATTTCCTATATAAGCTACAAAGATAATCATTATATTGTCTTTATTTTTTCTTTCCATTTTTGTTTTTCCTCCTTTTTTTAAAAATGATTATGAATAAACCAAATTAAAAGACCTATTATTTCAAAAGGCGACACTAATACATCAATAAAAATTGTAAAAATAGATAAAAATGTACATAAAGCATAAACTATTGGGTCTTCTTCTAAATCCTCTGTAAAAACTCTCCACATAGTTACTGTAAGCATTTTAATTTTCTCCCTTCTTAATAAGTCTTTTTATGTCTTTTACTGTATCTCCTTTTTCTGAAGATAATACAACTAGATTTTCTTTAGAAAAATATTCTTCCATGCTCATATCTTGTCTAAAAATGCTCCATTTTACAATTTCAAATCCGTTTTCTGTAAATCCTAGTTCTCTACAAATATGATACTTTTTTGTATCTATACCTTTTATTGCTTTTTCAAATTCTTTTATTTGCATTATTTATTTCCTTTCCTTGAAAACATATCTATGCCTTCTTTTTCGAGAATTTCTTTATATTCTGCTGGAGTATATTCTTTGCTGGTAAACATATCAACTGTGCTCATCATATCTCCGCAAAACTCGTTTATTCGTTTTTTTCCGAATTGAGTTAATTCGCTAAAATGCAATGTATAGACTATTGCTACTAAAAAGTTCTCAACCGAATTATCTAATTCATCTTCAAAACTTTTTTCATATTCTCGCCTTATTTGGTCTTCAAATTGTTCAGCCCAAGCAACTAAGTGCTTTTTATCTTTCTCCCTTGCGGCTTTTTCTAATCTTCTTAGTTCATCTCTATTTATTAATTTACTTTCCATAGTACACCTCTTTAATCAACTTCAATAACTCCATCTGGTATCTGTTCACATGACTCCTTTAAATTTCGTAAATCTCTCAACAGACCAGCATAACTGCCCCAACCATTTGAAGGATTTAGTTTTTCGTATTCTTCTTTATTTTCTATCATATCTTCTATGGCTCTTTTTACTATTGGCAATGCTTCCTTGCTACTTAATCCATCTAATTTTTCTAATCCTAGTTCTTTATCTATACATTTATAATACATATCAGCTAAATTATATGTTATATTGGTTTGAAATAAAATTATTTCTCTTTTAGCTTTTAGTTTTACGTCCCAACTCATTTTGTTTTTTCCTCTCTTTCTCTATATATTTTTGATAATTTTTCAAATTCCTCAAATCCACAACTGTCCCCCAAAGGTTCACTTTTCCAGCCGCATTTTGTGCATTTTAATATAGTATAAGTAGTATCTGGGAAATGCTGCCTTTTTAAACATTTACCACTTAATGAAAATTCTTCTTCAAAACTTCTTCCTAGAACAACTCTTATTTTTTCATTATTACACTTGGGGCAAAAGTCTATTGGAATATCTATTGCTTTAGGTATTTTCATTTTTTTTCTCCTCCATCTTTTCTACTATTCCATAATAATGGTAAAAAGTTTCGCCAGTTATTTCTTCATAGCCTTCTGGAACTTCCCAAGAATAAAAGTTAGCACTTATTGAGCAATATATTTCTTCTGCATAATCAAACATTCTTGTAGAAAATCTCCCTATCATACATCTTCCAACAAAATCCATTGCAAAATTTGGCTTAAATATTATCATGTCGTTCGACTTAGCAAATCTTTCCCAATCCTTTTGTATAGGAGAATTTTGTTTAAATTTTCTTAGCCCTCCGCCATAAATACTTTTGCAAAAATATTTATCAAACTTCTTTAAATCATTTTCTGTGGGAACTATATATAATGTTTGTTGAGGAACAAAAGACTCTGTTTCTAGTCCAACTAAATTACAAAAATCTTCCCATTTTTCATATACTTTTGGTAATTTTTCTTTCCATTCAAAATACTTTTTATAGATAATGTTATTTCTTTTTATTTTTAAAAATTTTTCCATACTATTCCTCCTTTGGATTTAATGTTATTGTTTGTGATATAGTAGTTTTGTTCTTCCCTTTTATAAAAGGCTTTATAAAAATAGTTTTCCCATCTTCATAATGTCTATAATGCCCTCTAACTTCAAAAGAATGTGAATAAGTCCACCCTTTTCTTCTTTTTATAAGTCCATCAAGTGTTACTACTCTTATTTTTCGCATGTCATAAAATGGTGTGCTTATTGTTTTATTTCTTTTTGGATTTATTACTGTTTTCTTTTCATAAATATATGTTGGTTGCTTATTTATTCTTTTATATTTTGTTGTTTCAGTTGTTGTAGCAATGTACCAAAAAGCCGATTGTATTAGGAAGAAACATAGTTGTATATATGGGTATGTAATCATTGAAATATCGTCAGTCTCATTCGTTTTAGCTGTATTGATTATTTCTTCGGTTGAAGGATTTTCTCCTTCTTTTGTTTCATTTGTCTTTACGACTAACAAAGATATGGCTTTTTCTTGACAATACAAATTTAGGGATAATTTATTGTCTTCAAACTCAAAATAAATAACTGTTTCTTCTGTACTTTTCATCAATCCTTTTAACATATTTTCAATAAATCTATATGTTACGACTTCTCCTGTTTTTGCCGTCATTATTTGAGCTGCTTTTTTTATCTTAGCTTTCATACCTTCACTTTCAAAGTCAATATTATAAAAAGAGTTATTAATAAAAACATATCCTTTATTAAATACTTGTGGTATTTTATCTTGAAACCTTAAATCATTATTGTACCAATTTAAAAACATATCATTCTTTTCTTTTGGAATGATTATTCTAGGAAGAGTTTTTTTGATATTTAACTTATTATTTTCGAGTATCTTTAATACATTCTCTGTTGATTCTCTATCATCTGTTATATTTTTATACATAGCAAACTCCTCCTATATTGTTACTAAGCCTTTAACAACATTTTGCTGTGCTTCTATAACTCTTTCGTCTCTTACTACTGCATAAACTTGTGTTGTTGATATGTTTTTATGTCCTAAAAAGGCTTGTAATACTTCTAGGTCTGTGTTGGCATCGTAAAGTTCCATAGCTCTTGAATGTCTTAAAGTATGAGGGTGTGGAGCTGAACCATCTCTTAAAGTTACACCAGTTTTCTCTGCCATTTTTTCAAATAATTGATTATAATATTTTTGATTTAAAGGTCTAGCATTTCCATTAATACCAGGGCGTGTAGTACCTTTTACGTTTGTAAAAACATATTTATTTCCTTTCCAGTTAGGTCTTACTGCTAACCATTTCTCTATTGCTGGTATTATTGGTTTTGGTATAGGAACTACCCTGTCATCACCTTTTGAGTCCTCTATATAAGCTATTTTTTCTTCCAAATTCAAGTTTGCTAGTTTTAATTCGCAAGCTTCAGAAATTCTTAATGCACAAGCATACACCAAACTTATTAATGCAAAATCTCTTATAACGATTTTATCTGTTGTTGTAAGTTTGTTTTCTTTTTCATGTTCTATTGCATTTTTTGTACGGTCTACTATTGGCTGTTCTAGTTTTTTTACGTCTTCAATTTCAAGAAATTTTATTATTTTTTTCTTGTTTCTTTTCATAGTTTTATTCCTCCTTCTTTTATGATAGCATTATATAATAGTCGTATATATAATGTCAATATCTTTCAACAATTTTATACATTCTTTGTTATAAAAACTCCATTTTCTGTTAAATAAACATACAAAATTTCATTCTTATTAAAGTTCAATTCTTTTCTAATACAAGAAGGCAAAATAATTCTGCCTTGATTATCTAGTTTTATTTTAATTCCCTTTGGTTTCCCCATTATTAAATCTTCCACTTTTCTTTTGTCTCCTTTTCTCTGCTATTTTTTTCAAAATTTCTTCTCTATGTTCTTTATAGTATTTTTTATCTTTTGCACGTTTTTCTTCTCTGTGTCTTTCAATATATTTTTTATTGTTTTCTGTTTTTAATTCTTTGTATAGTTTTGGATTGTTTTTTCGCCATTTTTTGTTAGCTTGCATCATTTCTTCTTTATGTTCTTCATAATATTTTTTATAATAATTTTGGTAATTAAATTTTTCGTTCATTTTTCCTCCTATTTTTCAAAAAGAAATCTCATTTTGATGTTTTCGCCGTCCTCATCTATTAATATTTCTGTTCTATCTGCTAAGTCCATTATATTAGAAAAAACAAGTAATTGCTTTTCATTAAAGTTTATTTCTTTCATCAAACATTCATTTCCAAAATATTTCTCTATGCTTATTCCTTTACTTTGTAAACTAAATTTTTTTGCTAGGTTCATAGCAATAGCAGTATTTGCAGCCAACTTTTCTATTATAGATGATTTTACTTTTTTTGCAAAGTCTGGTTGTTCATATTCCTCTGAGTCTGCAAGAATAAAGCCTATTCCTTGACTATTAAGAGTATGCCTTATTAGTGCCACCTTGTCTACATTTTTTAAGTCCTCAATTTCTTCATCTGAAAAAGAGTTTATAAAATCATCTTTTAAGCTTATATCAAAATTGATATTATCATCAACGATTGTTATTTTTAAGTTTTCCATTGTTCTAAATAAATCTATTTTTGCTTTTCCATTACCTTCAAAGGCTAAGTTTCCTTTAAATGCTGTTGAAAAATTTTTCATTCTATGTGCTGTTGCTTGTTGTATGTCTAATTTTAAAGTTGTAAGTTTTGAAATTTCAAATTCATTATTTTCCATTCTAGTCCTCCTTTATACTTTCCACTAATTCGTTCAATATTTCTTTTAATGCCTTATTGCTCGGATTTATTATTGAAAACTTTAAGTCCTCATCTGCTCCGCTAAACTCTTTTAAAAATTTTTCTCTTGCTAATATTTTGGCAAAAAATACATTGCCTGCCTCAACCTCATAATCTTTATATAACCCACATTTTGTGGTAACTCTAATAGTATATTTTTCCATACTAAATCCCTCCTAAATTATTTTTATATCTATAACTTCTTTATTCAAATCTTTTGCATAATGTTGCATAACCTTATCAATAGCTTCCTCTTCATCAGAAGCGGTTACAAACTCACATTTTTTTGCGTCTGTTAGTTCTACTTGTACTGTATAAAACTTCATTTCTATACCTCCTTATATATTAAACGTATTAACAATATATGTTGTTTTATCTTTTTTGTAACTTACAATCCAATTTCCTTCTAAATTTTGGTAAATCTTAATATCTTTTATTCCTAATTTTTTTTCTGCGTCAAATAAATAATTGTATATTCCTTTCATTATTTCTTCCATATTATTTCTCAACCTCCTCCAAAATATTAGTTTCTATAAGTTCTTGCAATGATATATCTATGTCACTGTCATTCAATATTGAGAAAAAATCATATAAAAAGTTTTCAACATAAATTTTTTTGCCCTGAAAATATACACCTGCAAGACTACAATTAGCATTTTTTAAACATATTGCTATATTTCGTATTAGTTTTATATTAGTGCAGTCTATTCCTGTAAAATGTTCTTTTATATAATTTATTAACTTTTCTATGTTTAATGTATATTCCTTCATTTTTATTGTACCTCCTGTAAATAATTTATTGTTTCTGTTACATCTTCACATTCATATTGTAACTCATCTTCAATAGCCCATAATACTGTCAATAAATCTGACCTAGTATTTTCCGAGAGTTCTGCTATTTGTTCTTTACTTAAAATCATAATTATTCCCTTCCTTTCAATCTATTCATTATTTTTTGTGCTTCTTCTTCCATGCTTTCTATTTTAAAATCATTTATTCTCTTTTCATCTTCTCTTATTTTTTTATTTACTTCTATTAGTTCTTTGCATATCATATTAAGTTCTTCTTCTCCCATAGGCAAAGAATATTCTTTTATGCTATCTTTTAATTCTTTAAATCTATTCCAATATATATATTTATTTCCACTTATTGTTGTATGTAGTAGTCTAAATTCTCCACCATTTACATTATATTTTGCCATTATAAGGTCTGCTACTTTTTCAAACCCTAAGAATTGTAAATTTACATTATCTCTGTATATATATAATTCATAGACAGCGTCAGTTGAATATGGTTTTTGGTATCTTAAAATATAATTTTCTTTTTGGTTATAATTTTCTTTTCTTTTTCTTTTTACTTCCTCTTTTATTTCTATTTCCATATCATTATCAAAATAACCATACTTATTTTGTACTACAATGCCGTTTTCATCATATACAACAATACTATTTAATTGTACTTCATCTCCATTTTCTAATGTTACAAACAGTGGTCTGTACCAGCCTGTCTGCCTATATAATTTACTGATTTTTCCATTTTTTTCTTACCTCCATTTTTAATCATATAATACTGTTTTTATTTCATCTAAGCCAAACTCGCTGTTTAATATTGCTTCCCAATTTTCTTCAACAATCGTACATAATTTTGGTAAGCATATATCATCATCAATGGCTAGCCACGCATAATATATATAAAATGTTTTTGCCATTGCCTCATCTTCGTCATCTGTATCTATGCAGCTCAATATATATAGTTTAGTTTCATCAACATTCTTTTCTTTCATTTCTTTTAAAATTTCAAAATATTTATTCATTCTTCATTCCTCCTCATTTTTCTTATTTCTTTCGGGTCTTCTTCTTGAATATTCTCTGTTTTTTGCCCTGGTTTTTTCAACATCTTTATAGTATTCTTTTTTCGCTATTTCTCTACGTTTTTCTTTATATTCCTCTGTATCTTTATTGTTTTCATACGATTTTTTTGCACTATTTATCATCTGTTCTTTATTCTTCTTATAATATTCCTTGTAATATGCTCTTCTTTTTTCTTTATTCTGCTCATTATATTTCTTTAAGTATTCCTTGTTATATTCTTTTCTTTTTTCGTCTGCCATTTATTTTGCCTCCATTATATTTTTTTAAGATATTCTGTTTTTACCTCCTAATTAAAGTATCTATTTCCTATGCCACCTTCAACTCTTTCGTCAAACCAATGCCATATATTATCTTTTTTATCTCCTGCTTTCCAGCTGTAAAATAAATCATCAATAAAAGTACCTGTTTCGTCTAGCGGCACATCTCCTAATTGTTCCCACATTTTATCCAATGTATTTTGATATTCTTCTTCACTTAAATAATTATATGTTTTTAGAAATTCATTTTTGCTTAATTCTAACAAATCTTTCATTTTTTCTTCATCATCTATAAAATTCATATTTATTTTTCCTCCTTAAAACCTAATATTTTTAATTCTTCAATTTTTTCGTCAATTAATTTATCAGTTACTTTTTTATCAGCCATTATTTTAAAATTGCCCACTTTATATGTCTTATTTTCATAGTCAATTTTTAATTGCCTTTTAGTATATCCATATTTGTTTTTACTACATAAATACATTATTTTCATAGTAATTCTCCTTCCTCTTCATAAATCTCGCCATTCTTTAAGTAATTATAACTTTTACACATTTTAAGTATATTTTTCTTATCATAATCCCATATATATGAGCCTAAAAACCAAGGTGTTTGCAATTCTTCACATTTTTTATATGCCTTATATAAATTGCTGTTTTTATTTAATTCTTCAAAGTTTGTAGAATTTATTATCGTATCTATAAAATTTTCTATAATTTTATTTTGTATATCTTTCTTTAATTCTTTAAAATCGTATATTTTAATTTTTTTTGCAATTTCTATCATAATATTATAACCTCCTTCATAATTTTATACCTCCTACATTATTCTTTTTATATACCTCCATAAATTTCTTTTCTTAATCTTTCTACTTCATTCGCCCAATAAGATAAGCCGTGCATATCTACATTGCAATTTGCACTTTCAAGGCAACTTTGCGTTGCATTTTTAGCATATTCTAATTTTTTTATTAATTCCTCCATTTTTCTCGCCCCTTCTATTTAATATTTTCTTGCTATTTTATTGTAAGATTCTATCGTTTCATTGCAATAATTATAAAATTCTTTTAAGCCTTTTTCGTCATTGTAATTTTTTATGTTATATAAATATGGTATTTCTATATTATCTCTATATTCTTCTACGTCTTTTTTTGTAATATATTCTTTGTCTTCAAAAAACTCTTGCACGTCAAATATATCAAACCACTCTACATATTTGAATTTTTTATACCTTATTTTATTTTCATTATATATTCGCCCATATATTAAGTAATAATAGTTATGGCACATATCGTTATTTATTTCTAATAATTTTTGCTTTTTAGTTATTTCAAAATCTACCATTTTCTTTTCCTCCTCTTAATAATCTAATTCTAACCATTTTTTAATTTATTTCGCCTTATTTTCGCCGACTTTATCTTGTAAATGTATATAAAGTTTTACTATATTTACTGTCCTTGTGTATTTCGTATTCAATATTTATATTATAATCTCCCATTTTATTATCTCTTGCAATAAACATACAAGTAGTTACCCAATATTTTTCGCCGTCAATATTTACTTCTAAGTCGTTAAAATCATCAACTCTAATTTTACCTTTTTCAACCAACTTTTTATGCAAGTCGTCTGGCAATGCTCCTAATATTTTAAAGTTCTCCAAAACCTCTTCTTTACTAATGTTTATTTTTCTCATAATTATTCCCCCTATATTTTATAATAACTTTCGACTTGTTTTCTTGACCACATAAAGTATCTGCCACGTTTTGTTATTGGCAATTCGCCTCTTTCGGTATATATTTTTCGTGTTCTATACTTTTCGCCTTCCTTGATTAGTTCATAAATATCTCTAAATTTTAGTATATATCTTTCGCCGTTGTTATAATGCCTTTCCAACTCTACTAATGTAAACTCTATGCCCTCAATTTTAATTATATTTTCCATTTTACGCAACCTCCTCTAAAAATTCCAATCTATTACTATTCCCACAATATTTTTGTGCCTCTTCTAATGTATCAAATATATTATCTTTATGCGTTAGTCCTGAGCCACCTCTATATTTTACTATCGTATTGCCCCAAGGATTTTCGCCCAATATCTTGCACTTACATATTATTGTACAATGATGTTTTTTCGTATCATAATAAACTAAATATTTTTCCATAATTTTATACCTACCTTTTTTCCTAATTTTTTTCGCCGACATTATACGAATTATTTTCGCCGACTATATATATGTTTCCGTGGAAACATTGTTTCATTGCTTATGCTTCTTCTAAGTTCTCCGTCCATTCAATATCTGTCATCACATAATCCCATGATGTTCCCCAATGTTGCACCATTAATACATCACAGTCTAGCACTTTGCTGTATGATAAAATTACACCAGTACCCTTTAGTTGCTCTTTTACCCATTCGCTCACGTTGCACAGATAGTATTGGTATATGTCTAAGTCGTTTATTTCGTCCCCGTCTTCGTCTATCAAGTTGCTTTCGTCTACATTGTCCCATATTTCATCATCGACTTCGGTTATATTGTTACACAATACAATATCTCCTACATAGCAATCTACTAGCCTTTTATAGCTCACACGTCCCGTCTTCAATTCTTTTTCGTTTAAGTCTTCCTTGTTTACATACAATTTTTTCATAGTTTTATACCTCCAATTTTATTTTAATGTTTCCATGGAAACATTCGCACACTTCTTGAAGCACGTAACTCTATACGTCTTTTTTATTCCATTTTTTCGTGCAATGTTTCCATAGCTTTTTTATTGTTTCCGTGAAAACTATTTTATTAATGTTTCCGTGGAAACTATATCATTTTAATATGATATAGTTCTACGCTATACGTGCATTGTATAACGTGTATATCGTGTATATCGTGTATATCGTGTTTATAGTGTATCGTATAATGTACAACTATATCATATTAGCATTATAAAAGCTATTTCCTGCGACCCTCAAACTAGCAAATGTCCCGTTTAGGCACGGCTGTTCCAGAGGCGGTTTTTCCCTACGTGCGGTTACCCATAAAGCACGCTAGCCACCAACTTAACTAGCAAGTCGCTTGTATTTTTCAATGTGCTATTATAGCAATAAAACTCAACTTTTTTATTCAATTCTATTGTTATATAGTAGCGAACTACTACGCTATAAGCTCAAAAAAATATTTTTTGGAGTTTTACAATAGTTATTCAACTTGACTATATTCTATCATTGCAGAACTCCGTCTATTTTTTTCTGCTTCTTGACTGTGTCGCTACGCTCATTATACACCCAACGAATGTATCTTGTCAATACATTTTATAAAATTTGTTAAAAAACTTTATTTTATAAAAGTATAAACATTGCTAAAACCTAAGACGCTAACTGTTACGTCTGTTTTTGTGTCTTCTGTTTTTACGTCTTCAATTATAATAGTATGTACTATTATATAATAGAAGCTTATTAATAACATTGTTATTAATAACATTGTTTTTATAATCTGTTTCATAGTTTTTATCACCTCTTTTTTATTTTATTCTTACTACTATTCTAATATACATATAGAATAATATGAATAATTCAATAAACTTCATCAAGTTCCAGCTAGCAGTAAGTGCTAGCATGTTTTGTATTGCTAGCTTGCTAATCATAGTTAGCAATGCAAGTATTGTTATATTGTTTTTTATTCTTTTTTTCATCTGTTTACACCTCTTTCGTTTTTATTTTTACTATATTATAATACATCAATACATATATAAAGTCAATACATTTTATAAAGTTCTTTAATTATTTTTTTTATATCTTTATATATATAGTTATTAATATAGTTATTACATTTATTTTATTATTCTTTTTATTCTTTTTTTATTATTCTTTTTATTTTATTTTAATTTATTTTATTGTTTGTTTATTTTATTTTTTGTTTATTTTATTTTTTTGCATCTGTTTTATATGCTGTCGTATATGCTGTTATTGTTTAGCTGTTGATATTGTTTGTAATGTTGTTTTTTAATAGTATATTTTATCAAGTTCATTAGTACAACAAAACTTCTATTTTTTTAATATATTTTATTATTTTATTTATTTAATAAGATAATAGAAAAAATACATATTTTTTCTATTAAACCTTGAAACCCTTGAGGCTCTAAGGTTTACAGACGCTAAAAAACAAGACGGGGGACGTAGACGCCAGCCGCTAAAAAGTTACCTCCAGAAATTTACTCAATCCCTAGTACTATTCAGTAGTATTATAAAATTTACATAAAAATATTATTTTTCTAAAATTTCCTATTCTACCTTATAGTAAACCTCTAACGAAACCCTAAAATAAACGTAAGCCGCTTTTCTTTTTTTTGGAAAAACCTTTAGCAGACTCCACCATACTCTGCTAATCTAGGCGAAAAAAGCGGCGTAATCTGTGTATTCAAAGAAACGAGAGAGCGAACGTTTCTCTTCTGCGTGAATACTTTTACGTCTAGTTTACATAATATTTTCGCATTTTTCAGCTTTCTAATTGGAAGAGAAACGTGAGCGAAGCGAGTTGACAGAATACACAGATTAAACGAATAATGTAAAAAATAGAGATAAGTATTGAAATTTAAGGAAAAGTGTGATATAAAAAATATGAGTAGTTTAGTAGTAAAAATAGTATGAAAATCATTAAATAACGTAATAAGTCTATACTATGGTAAAAAAGTAATATAAGGAGGAAAGAGATGGAGAATGAGTCGCATAACAATGAGACGCATAACAATGAGACGCATAACAATGAGACGCATAACAATGAGACGCATAACAATGAGACGCATAACGTATGGCATGAAGTTATAGGAGTAACAGCAGTACTAATGATGTTAGTAATAATATTTACAATAGAGAATTGTGAAAAGGTAAATAATATAGAGAACAAGATATATGAGATAGACAATAGAGTACAGGTAATAGAAGAGAAGGAAGATGTTAAGGATAAGATAATAGAAAGATTAGTAACAGAGTAAAGTAGGAGGTGAGAGATAAGATGAATATAGAGTTTAAGTATAATGTTAATACTGAAGTATATGTAGTGAAGCAATTCGCCAGTGGAATAGTAAAAATAGCACGAGATGTTATAACGCAGTGTCTATATGATGGGAAGAAATTGTACTATTTAGAGAAGAATCATGTTACAGAAGAAGAAGGAAACGTTATAGCAGTAGATGATAAAGAGGAACTATATAAGAAGATAGGAGAACTACTGGACGGAACTGCTGGAGAGGATAAAGGAAACAACTGGAGAGAATAAAGAAAACAAATAAAATAAAGATAAGGGATAGGTAATAAATTATGGATTTAGATGATGATGAATTATTATATACGAGGAAACTACATGGAATTATTAAGGAGAAGGAAATTATGGAAAATAAGGATTTAGTAAGACAGAAGTACGGGTTAGATAGTATGAATGAAAATTTATTAGGAATAGTTAGACATCTTGATGAATTGGGTAGAATTGTAATACCGAAAGAGGTAAGAAAAGAATTAGAATTGGAAGTGGGTATGCCTCTTGAAATTATATCTTTTAAAGATGGAATTTTTATTAGAAAGTTTAGAAAGTTTGAGGAAAAGAAGAATGATTAAGCCTCAATTTGAAGGAACGTACAGCGATTTATCTGCTATGATGGTATCAAGCGTTAGATATGCGTTAGGTAGACAAACTTATATCGTTGAGTTGACAACGAAATTTATTGGAGACAACCTTAAAATACTGACGGATAAGGATTTATATGTAATGAAACGTGATATTGAAGAATCTATTGAGTATGGTATCGCTGGTAGCGACATTGATGTTTTATCTTGGGAAAAACTCTTGAATAGAATTAAACGCTTTATGAAGAAAAAACGGTATGCCAGTACTTTAAAAAAATATATGAGACACCTTGGTATTACCACCAGGGTGTTTTATGTTAGAAAGGAGAATATATTTTATGTTAGAATGGTATGTTTTAATTGTAAGGAAAAACCAGATTGATAAATATAATGTGCTTGCTGGTTACGAAGACGAACTAAGAAAAGCTAGAAGAAAGAAAGAAATTGTTGATAGGGAAAGCCTTAAATTGTGGTTGCTAAAAGAGTTTAGATGTAGATTCTGGTGCAGGGCTGAACATGAAATATTGGTCGGAGATTGCTGGGTAAAGGACCTAAAAGAGCTTATGAAGATTGACGTGTACAGCCAGCTGGAAATAAACATTGATAACATTACAGATTATGTTATTCATAAAATGAATTTTAAATTTGGAAGGAATAAATAATTTATGAAGTGCTATGGTATGAAACTTGGAGATACTTTAATTAGTAAGGATAATAAACATAGAGGAACTGTCGTGGATTTGTCACCAGTTTATAATAAGGGTAAATGCGATTTACTCATTACTATTGACGAGAACGGTAAGAAATTTACAGATAGCGTAAATAATTTTTATGTAATATAAGGAGTGAAGAATTATGAAAATTGAAAAGAAAGAAGTAGAAACAATAAAAGAAAAGAAACCTATACCTTGTGGAACTGTTGTGTATTGTAAGGGTAATGCAGGTGCTGGAAGCTTTTACGGCATCGTTTATAGTGGTGGAGTATTAGAACTAGAAAATGGTTCTGACGCTTACATTAGCACTAACGAACCAATCTATCTAGGAAATATTTTTACTTACTGGACCATTGAAAAGGTTTGCAGCAGTGCAATATTATATGTAGATTAAGGGAGGAAGAAATATTATGAGTAAGATAGAAGTTGGGGAATATGTGAGAACCAAAAAAGGAAGAATTGACAAGGTCGAAAGATTTAGTGTAGGTCTTTGTGTATGGCATTGTGAAAATGGAATGTGTATAGATGAATGCAATTATGTAGGAACACACTTAGAAGATATAGTAAACCACAGCAAACAACCAATAGATTTAATAGAAGATAAAGATATAGTTGAAATAGAATTATCAGAAGAATTTGTAGAAAAAAAAGATAAAAAGAAACTTATACAAATAGGAGATATTTACACAAAAGAAACATTACAAAAAGATATTGATAATGGAATTATAACAAGAATTTTAACAATATTACCTTATAATAGATATATGGCTAATTGCTATGAAGTAGGAGGAGAAGAATAATGAGTGATTATGTAAGAAAAAAATGTGTAAGGTTTAAAATACCTCAAAATATAA